TCAGAAAATTTAACAACAATATCTTGTTCTAGTCTATACCTGGATACTGCACTGAACAACCATGCAGTGTTCTGATAGTGCAATATATTTGTTAAATGTACATATGTTTTTTCACCGACATGTTTACTTACAAGTACATTCTTTACTTGATTAACATTAAATAAATTACACGGCTCAAATATTACATTTAAATTTGGCCATACATTTTTAATGAAATCTTCTAAGCCCTGTGGCATCATTTCATTTATAATTTCCTGCATTCTATCTAAATTGCGATCAGCTTTCATCATAGGTACCAGGTCTAATTCTGTAAACAAGCTGTACAAAGTTGTTTTAAAATTTGAATAGTTGCAGTTGATTTCTCGAAGTCGTCGTTGTATTGCCAATGAAACTGGACTAAAATCAAAAACTGTGACTTTGCCGCCGGGTTTTAATCCAGCTGTGTATGCCATGAGCAACGGAGTTATACCTCCTGCGGTACATATTACTCCCTGCATGTCTGTGTCTAATAATTTTTCCGGAGGCGACTCTGTATTTGCCGCAAAGTGACCATAGCCTTGTAAACTTTCTAACACGTCTGAAATTTTGGAATGAAAGTCTTTGGCAACTTCTGGATATATATAATACTTACTTTCTCTCATAGACTCATTGAAACTAACTACAGAGCTGCCAGACTTTAATGCAGTGTCGATTATGTTCCAGCCAAATCGTTTTCCTGCGTAATTTTCAATGGCATTGCCCTGAGCGATCCAATGTGGCGTATATCCATCATGCCAATTTTCTTCACTGCGTATTGGTTTAACCGTGGACCATGGGATGCTAAATTCTTCTTTGCCTATCAATGGTTGACCATTTGACCGCCACCAATCCATGTTAATAATAAAACATTGATGGTGCAATTCGTAGAACTTATCGCCTTTGTCTAATATATGTCCTGCAACTGCAAAGTTGGGATTATTTTCTAGAAACTTTGGAAGTACGTGATAAAAATTATCATTCTTGCTGAGATTAGTGCCCATGGCTACAATCATCAAATATTTTAATCCGGCAACATCTGCCCATTTTAAAATAGCATCCGGATCTTTATTGCACGTTGTTGGAAGATAATAGTTTTCATTTTCCTGAACCCAGTATTCCGTTATGTTTTTAGACAGCGCAAGCGCAGTAGAGTCCTTGATATAATCAGTTATGTCCAGCCATGCCATACCGAAGCCGATTTTATTTAAGTGATAATAATCGTAGTATGCCATTAATTATTTTCCTGTAAATGTTTCTTTTCTTTTTACATCTAATATTTCATTGAATTTTTGAAACTTTTCAAAACTTACGTCATATTTATTTGTATCTATACACTCGTCTATCCAGCTTATTGCGTCAGCTATATGTCTCTTATTATTGATTTCTCTAATAGAATTTTCTTGCATTGATTTAAACTTTACAATCAACTTTGACTTTGCCGCTGTCAGTCTTTCTATTGGCAGAACATTTGCATGTAAAAAAGTAGGCCATTGTAAACGGCTTGTGTGCCACATTATGTCAAAGTCAGTGTCTATTGCTTCAAATGTTTCAACTAAGTACTCTACATTAAGTGCAGATATACAAGTACTTGCCTTTATGTAATCTAACTTATCACCCAAACTTTCTTTGGACTGTTGTATATTTTCTTTTATGTCGTTCCATACAGAACCGTGTCTAATATAAGCATTAAGTTCATCGTAGCCATCTATACTGATTGTTAAACGCACTGACTTGAATTTTTTCCAAAGATTCAATACATTACGTCCTTTCTTTGCTTCAAGATCTGTTAAGTTTGTACTGTATTTTAAAATAACATCGCTGGGATCCTTGATACGATCCAGCATATTGTAATGCAACGGATCCATTAACGGCTCGCCGCCAGCAAATTCAAATTCTTTGATATCATCAATAATCTCATATAAGTCCTGCACAAATGTATTGTGTGTCTCAAATAAATTTAACACAGGTTTTTTACGCAAGTCATTGCTGTCGATGATATTATTAATATATTCCTGTTCTCCAGGTTCATAAATTTCTTTAACAGCATCCCAGTCTTGTAGCCACGGTGTACTGTCCTTGGGCCAACACATACGGCATTTCAAATTACAAAGATTGCTTAATTTAAACTCGACAATCGGAATATTCCATGGTGATTCTTTTGTGCGTTTATATGTTGCAACTAAATGTGCATACTCTTGTGTTCGCTCGTAATTTTGACTTTGTCTTAAACTGGTAATACCTTTGTCTTCCATTGACCAACAAGCATTGCAATGAGGATCTCTAATACCTGATATCAGATTATTTCTGACTATTTTATATTTTTTATGATTCCAAAGATCTCGGAATGCTATATTTTTAATATCCCAGATTTTAGTACTTCGACAGCACAGTCTAAATTCTCCATTGGTTGTGGTACTTGTGTGTATAAACGGCATTATACAAAATGTCTTATCATTTACATCAAAACCATGCTGTTCCTTAAATAACTCGCTGGGTCTATAATCTAACAGGAATTGTTTTCCTTTTCCCTTAGCTTCACTCATTGCTGATCCTTAATTTCTTAATATTATTTAATTCTGCTTTACTCAGCTGTATGTCGGCGGCGCAGGTACAATTTTCTTTGGTACAAATAATGGGCTCAGTGGGCACCGAGAAGCCGGTGTGTATATCTCCTAGCTTGCCGCCCACCTTACATATGGCTCTCCAAACATTGCCGTCATTGTCTATGGTCAAATTTTGAACGCCGGCCCAGCACATCCAACCTTTGAAATTGTTTGTTTCGTTGGCCAGTAAATCATTGACGTTGCTTTCTTCGCTGGTGCCGTCTTCATAATGAACTACTATGTTTGCCCAATTAGTTACTTTACTTGTCATTTTTTCTTATTCAACATAAAATCAAGTTCTTCTTGAGTATAGTAGTCGTCTTTACATTTACCATGCGATGTTTTTAATCCACTTAATCCCGGAACTGCCCAGGTTTTGGTCTCAGGATCCAGCCTTGGTCTAATTCTTCTAATTACCCAATGCACATCATTTTCATTCATAATGTCGATTATCTCATTTGCTTCCGCCATTTTACCTGGAAGATACATCAAGTGGGTGTGCAGGTTTTGATTGTCACGCTCTTTAACAAGTTTATTTAACTCTACGATAGTGTTAATTATCTTGTCGTGATATGCAAATTCAAAATGATAACTAAAAATATAATAAGTAATATACGGTAAACTATCAATATATTTTTGAAGTGGAACACTGCCGTTAGTAGTGACACTAATTTTATTAATACCATTGTTCTTTATTATTTTAAGAATGTCGATAATTTTTGGATGCACAAATGGTTCGCCACCAGTTAAACTGATACGGCATTCTTTGCCCTGTATTCGAGCAACATCTGCTATCTGCTTGACTGTTTTTTCAATGACATCTAAACTTAGATGCTGACTTTCTCTGTCATGTATGTCGCTACCACAGTAGCTACAATCATAGTTACAACGTTTACCTAGATTCCATTCAATGCGTAGCCATTTATCTTTAGGCGCATGATTGTCTTCTACCGCAACCAGTTTATTCATTCCAATAATCCGTTAATTCGGGTATAACATTCAATACGTTTTCCTTTCGAATTTTATCCAACTCTACAGTGAATTGTTTGAATGTATTCCACTGTGTTTCGTGAATTCTATTAGATTCCAAACTACGAACTAATACCTCAAAGTCGGGTATTCCATACAATTGATCTGCCATCTTTTTTCTTAGTTCAGTAGGTAGTACCAATGGACTCAGATACATCGGACTATTACATATAGTTTCGAATGCATTTGATGCACTAACTTTTTCAAATTTTTCTTCCCAACTTTTTAATTTTTTATGCAACAATTTTAGATTTAATAAATTATAGGCTTGCATAGTAACATTAAATCCAATCTCAACGTTGGGTAATTTATTATACATGCTTATTACATTTTCTAGTTCGTCAATAGTAAACTTACCGCCACGTATATAACTATACAGTTCACCCGTTCCTTCCACACTGAACATTAAACGTACATTTTTAAATTTTTCAAGCATAGATAAAATCTTCGGATTAACGATCGTGCCATTAGTTGTGTACTGTAAAGTGATAAATTCATTTTTCCCATATTTGATGAGTTCTTCCAAGTAGGGCACATGATTTTTTGCCATCATAGGTTCCCCTCCCTTAAAGTCTATACGCTGTATATGTTTCATATGTCTTATAGGTTCTAATAGACTACTTAATTCTTGTTGAACTATTACTTGTTTTTCTGGATTATTTTCCTTTTCAAATTTAGGATTAATTTTTGCCAACATCAAGTCTTCCTCAAACCATTGATTACTGGCCCATGAGCCACACATGCGACATTTTAAATTACATACGTTACTAAGATTGACATCCATCTGAGTCCAAAATAATTTCTCTTTGGTCAAAGGACGGTTATAATCATAGTCACTGGGTATTCCATTTGTAAACTTTTTGTTAAACCATTGTCTTCTACTGTTTCCTATTAAATCCTCACGTTCCCAACAACTGCTACATTCTTCTGGTCTTTCTCCTTTGAGGAACTGATTTCTTATTTTTATAATTTTTTCATTATTAATAAAACTATCTACAATATTATCCTTACTGGCTGTTCCCAGAGACCCTTTAAACTGACAGCAAGGTTTAATATTATCATTGGCACTTATTGCAAGGCCGTGCCATGGCATTTTACAGAAGCTTTCATACTTTTCGCGTCGATATTCATTAAAATAAATTTCATAGTTACTGTAAATTTCTGGATCTAATTGTTCGAGACTTTCACCGCGTATTTCATCTAGCTCGTATGTATATTTGACAAATTCTTTAGGACCTTGCTTTGCAAGTCCCTTAACTTCAATTGGATTGTCTATTAAATCTTCCAGTAATTTTTTTATGTCATTGATATATCTTGCTTCTGTTATAGCACTTTTGCCATTTTGGTCGCCGCGAAAAAAATCATATTTGTCAATAAGATAATTTATTTGATCAAGACTCTTTTGCAGTATTTTTCCATTTAACCATTGTACGTGCAAAGTTTTGGGCCCTACTAATATTCTGTGCTCCAGGCTATGACGATGTTTGCTACTTGTTACCGGCGTTTCTTTATCCCAGCCATAAAATTTAATTATCCATTCGATAAATTCTGCAACGTTTAATGCATTAATGGCTTGGAAGGTCCCGTTAATGTTCATTTTATAAACGCCTGGCCTCGGTTTGTCACACCAATTTCTAATTAATTCTGCCTTCTCTATAATGCCATCCCAATCTATGGCACCTGCACTTCTAATATAGCTGAAATATCCTCTAGTACCATCTAAACTAAGATTGATGTTGACATATTTAAAACCTTCTAATGCTTCTAGATGCTTTTCTGTGATAACGCTACCATTAGTAGTAATCATTAATTCAATTTGTTTGTCCAAACCAGCATCACGCAACATGCCCAGGAATTCCATGAATTGCGGCACCAGGAATGGTTCACCACCTAATATCTCCACCCGACGTAAATCCTTGCCATTATCCACTAATTCTCGCAACTGCTCTGTAGACAATGTATGTTTTGTTCTATCAAACATAGAACTTGTTCTAGCATAAGGACTGCCTGCGCCGCCTGATGCAAAGCCACGTTTTTTAAGTTTTTCCTCGTCACCTATCCATGCGTTGCTATATGCACTGCTACACATTCTACATTTAAAATTACACAAGTTATTAAAAGCAATATCCAAGTGTACAAGTTTATTGCCCGTTAGATTATTATCCCAATCAATATCTTCCCACCGATCGTCAATTACATCAAGATTCTGCCAGTGAGTACGTTTGCTGGTTACATTTTTATCTTCCTTGCTTTGACAATTTTGGCAACCCAGTGTCCATTCTCCGTTGCGTTGGGCTTTTCTTAGATCTTGAAATGATTCGTTGTCCCATTGTTTAATAATAGAACCACTGTTAACATCACCCATTTCTGTTTCGCTCATATGGCAGCGAACCATTTTTCCAGTAGCATGTATTGCAATACTACTAACAGGTAGCATACATATTGTAGGACTCAGTAGTTTATTTTTATCGCCTTGTTCACTCATAATTTAATAGCCTCGCCATTTCTGGGAATGTTTTAATAAAATCTTCATTTCTGGATTTATCTATAAAGAATATTTCTTTTTTTCTTCTAGAATCTATATCGTTTGACCATGCATCTATACTGTTCATATAATCTAGTATTTCATCTATAGTATTGTGATACTTTTCGTCAACGGTTGCTTTGGTATTTTCTAAATATGTTGTTAGTTCTGTCTTTATTTTTGCATTCAACGTTCTTACATTATTTGGACTATCCATTGTTGTTACATAATGCGGAGTAAAAGATTTTATAAAAGGCATACGTTCTAACTCTTGTAAAAAATTACCCAATGTTGCTATATTAAAAATATTAACCGTTGTATCAATAGTAGAATAGTAGTTGGATTTGCTGAAAAAATACTCCAGGTTATTTTTTACTTCTTGCCATACTGCACCACTGCGCTGATAATCAAATTTATCGCCAACGTCATCTATGCTTAAACTCCAATGCACTGCTTTGAATTTATCAAGTATTTTTTCTTGTTCGGCAGTTGGGATAACAGTTCCGTTTGTATTATACCACAGCCATATCTTACTTGCATCATAACGATTTATGATTGCTTTCAACATTTCGTAATGTTCTTCGATCATCAAGGGTTCACCACCCATGATATGTATTACTCTGACGTTTTCGAACATATCGATGTTCTGCCAAAAATCGATGTTATCAATCCACTTGGCCTGTTGATTATATTCAAATTCATGACTAGACTTGAAGTCGGAATATGTTGGATCATTTAATTTTTTTAAATCAAATGTTTCTTTAAGCCATTTTGCACTATTCCAAAGTCCGCATATTCTGCATGCCAAATTGCATCTATTGCCAGCTTTTATTTCCAACCAGATAAGTTGTTGTTCTGGAGTCTTTCCATACATTATTTCTTCTACAAAATCTGCCACTTTAGCACTACTGGTATACATATATCTGCCACTGAATCTATCTTTGGAATTTACACCCCAGCAAGGTTTACATGCAGGATGTTGCTCATTTTTAAGAAAAGATTCTCTAAACTTGATATGTGCGGGATGTTTTATAATATCTGCAATTGAACCATCTTCGACATTTAAAGGCCTGCCATCTTCTTTTATTAATGCATTACCTAAACAGCATGGGCGTATGTCCCCGTTTGATTCCACAGCTACATGGCCGAATGGCATGACACAAAAGTTATTTGTGTCCAGCCATTTATTTATTTTGTCTTTTTTTTCAAAAGATATATAGTTAGACATTGTTAAATATATCCTTCATTTCAGAAAAAGTTTCGTAAAAACTAGTGCCACGGTGCTCGTCTATTTTTTCCAAATACTCTTTCATTTCCGGTAAACGTACACTCCAGTCTTCACTTTTCATGAATCTAATTAGGCCGCGCAGACGCTTGACGCCGTAGTCATTTGCAAGGAACACGTCTTTATTCAATGTTTCGTCTTGCTTGACTCCGTTCATATAGTTGTCGGTCCACCAAGGTATTAATTCTTCCTCTATTTTACGTTCAACTTCGTTTTTGAATTCTTCAGGAAGAACTTTGACATTTAAGAATGCGGGCCAGTATACAAAGTGGAAATTAATACCACCTGCACCCAAAGGCCACATGTTGATCTTCTTAAAGTTTTGTGTCATTTTCCACTTAATAAATTCAGGCAAGTAATGAATGTTCAATGCGTTAACGGCACAAGCCACTGTGACTTCTACGTTGTCAGTTGTCTGCGTATCTAATATATGAAATACTTCTTCTGTGCGCTTCCATTCACTGGGGTAACGAATATACTCGTTGTGTGCGCCAAAAGAATCGACACTGTAATGAAAACGTACAAGTTTAAAGTGACTCCATAGTTCAAATAAGTCTTCTCTCCACTCTACACCATTGCTATTATAACGTATTTCCATGTCTTTTGCAACCCCTTGTCGAATACATTCTTCAAGGATATCATAGTGTTCTTCGATGATCAATGCTTCGCCTCCGGCAAAGTATAGTTGTTTCATGTGGGGAATTTGTTGATAGAACTGTTGCCAGAACACTGGATTGTTCTTATGCCAATTGTAGCTACTGCCATTGGTACTGCCTTTGTTTTCCCAGTTCCAAATTTCTTTTACTTTATCATTTTCAATCTTAGGGTAAACTGCTTGCCAGTCTTTGATCCAACCACTACTATCGTGCGGACTACACATGATACAGGCTAGCTGGCATTTTGTTCCGAAGCGTAGGTCAATATAACGTAGTTTAGGCGGAACACTGCCATCTTCATTGGTTTCTTGTACTAGTTCATCAATGCTTACTCGCTTGCTCCAATACTCTGTTTCCCACTGACGCTTGCTTCTGTGACCCGCTGCCTCTTCTTTATAACACTTCAAACAGCTGGAAGGCTTTTCGCCCGCCATCATTTGTGAGCGTACATTTTTCATATATGTACTATTCCAGCTGGATTCAAAGTCCGCAACATTTAAGTTGTTGGGACGGCCTTCTTCGTCTTTTAAAATTCCAATATTGCCGCCATGTAGTTTTTCATTGGTAGCGCCTACTGAACTGGCATTGGCAGTACAACATACTCGCATTTGACCATCGGGGCGAGTACTTAAATGTATCCAAGGTAAAATACACCATGTCTTACTGACATTGAGATGATTTTTTGCTTGAGGAGTTTGGTCTTTGTTAACCATCATGTCTTCGCCGGATTCGTTGGGCATAACGTTGTCGTTCATTTTTTTAATTTCTCATATAATTGTGGAAAAGTTGTCTTCCAGTCTGTGTTTCTAATAGCATCTAATTTTGTTACTATATCTAAACATTTATCAACTAGGCCTGAGTTGCCTTCTATATTTGTTTCTAAATAATTTACAAGATGTGCTATTTGTTTTTTCTTTTTGTCAGTTGTTGCCCACGCATTATATTTAATTAAAATATCCTGTTTTACTTCTAGTGGAAGTATTGCAACATCGAAATAATCCGGACTGCTTAAGATTCTAACACTGGAGTTGTGTTTTTCAAATTGATCAAAATAATCTAATAAATTGGGTGTTGTGTATACACTTAAAACTTGCCACGTTACTGTGAAATCCATTTTGATGTTAGACATTTCTTTACTTAATGTGTTTACATTCTTACTTATTTGCTGCCATGTGGCGGGGAAACGAATATATTCAAACTGATCACCAAAATCATCTATACTAATACGTAGCCACACCTTTTTAAAATGTTTCCACAAATTCAAGGCACGTTTGTGTATAGCAGTTAAATTTGTATCATATTCCAAAGTAACTTCGCCGGCTCTGCCACTGTCAATAACTTTTTGCAAGAAATCATAATGGGGTTCGATCAGCATGGGTTCGCCGCCCACAAGATATACTTGCTTCAAATACGGAATCTTTGCTTCTAATTTGGTCCAAAACTCTGGGTTATCCCACCAATCATATTCACCGGCATCCCTATATCTACCATCAACATCTTTTAAATTGATCTTTGTTCCACTGTCAGTGAACTTGGTTGTACCATTAAGTAAAACATAATCTTCATACCACTGACTGCTACTGGCAGGATGACACATGACACATTTTAAATTGCACAAGTTACCAAAACGTAAATCCCAGTAACTAGGTTGCCAATCTGTGTTACCGTGTTCATCTGTATGCTGTCTAGCAATGTCTACATCAAACTCGCCATCATACATCTTATTACTCACAGTTCTACGACTGCTTGCACCCATGTCTTCTTTGACCCAGCAGGTATTACAGTCGCTGTGACGCTGATCAGCAAGCATGGCCAATCTTATTTCTCTAGCTTTGTCGCCATTTTTAATAACGTCAAAGTCATCGCGGCCGAGATTGTAGGGCTTACCATTATCATCTCTTATTGTGCCTTGTTGACTGTCTTTACTATTGGTCATCAAGCAACAAACCCTGGCAGTGCCAATGGGCTTTGCTGCCATTTGCACCCAAGGTATAACACAAAATGTTTTATCCATTGAAATATTTCTTTGCTAAATGTTTTGCAAACTTCTCATGTACTTCTTTGTTAAAGTGAAATCCAGAAGTAAATGATTTATGATCTTTATCCATCATTCTTGCCATGGAGTCTATGCCCTTGGGAAACAATGATAATATCGTTCTGCCTAAATATGTTTCAGGATTTGGATTATCAATATCCATAGTCTGTTGGACATCGTTACATCCTTCATTGACTGTAGTATATTCTATTTCAAAAAATAAAGAATCAACCATTATTACTTCTATACCCAATGCTCCTTGTATTGCATTTTTATACATATTCACCGTTGACAAATAATTCAATAGTCTAGAACTTGCCCACATGTCAAGTTCTAATGCTTGACGATTATCTGTTGATAGGAAAAACTTTTCAGCTACAGAATAGTTATCAACTAAACTACTTCCTTGATTTAAAGACCTAACAAAAAATTCATTATCTAATTTATTATGATCCAAATAAGCAGGTCTGTATGTGTCGTAGGAATCATACCTAAATTCTTTTATATAAGCATGTCTTGTTCTACATGTGAACTGAATTATTACTTTTTTAACATCTATTCCTTGTTTTCTTAGATTATATATGTCATTGCATGTTCTTAAATAAATGCCATGGTTATCGCTGCCTGGTGCAGATTTATTGATAATTGTAGTGTCGGTGATGTTGCCCAGCAATGCTGCCCAATTTAATTGTTCCATTAATCTACTAGCTTTGCCTGCAAAATTTAATTCAGTGGTGCCTGGAACTATTTCTGAATATTTTAAATTTCTCCAATTTAAATATTCCATTACTTTATCTCCAGCCGAATTGTTGTTGAAACAATGTTTAACGTCATTGAATGATAACTCTTCTGGATATCCGTCCAAAATGTAATCGGCTATGTCTACTCCGTTGGTAAAACTACATCCGTTTACGTAAATTACTGCGCTCATCAAAAATACCTTTCTGAGATTTTTTTAGCAAACCTGTCATGTATTTTAGCGGTAAAATGTAGGCCCGCTGTAACAGTTGCTGGTTCATTTAAATCTATGCAATCCAACATACTTAATTTAATTTCATCATCCAATTGTTTTTTAAAATCCAGCAAATAGTCATCTTTATTTTTAGTTAGCCAATCAGGGTGTAATAATTCAAAAGGTTTCATGCCAAAAATAGAGTTAGGATAACATGCACTGTCTACTAAAATTAATCTAGCACTGGTAATTGATGATATTGCATGTTTAAACATATACATATTATATAACCAACGATATACTGACATTTCATAATGTTCGTTGTTGTTAAGATCGCCGATTACATCTGCATCCGATATCGGATTAATACTTTTTATATGGTAGTAATAATCATTTCCGTTATAACGCTGTGGTTCTTCCCAGTAATGTGTTTCTTTAAAAAAACTGTATCTAGCTGGTGATGTTACTTGAATTAGTATATCTGTTATATTATAACCTTGTTTTTGCAATCTATGTAAATCTGCCAAGGTCCTGTGAATTATAGCACACATGCTACTGCCGCCGTGACTACTTAGATTATGAACCGGTTTACCTAATTGTTCACTGAGTTTATTAGACCATCTATTATTAACTTCAAACTGTGCTATTTCTTTAGCTAACAGTTTATCGTCGATATGTTTATTGAAATTGCATTTTTGATCGAGCGCAGATATTTGATTGGCTCGAATGATATCAGAATCTGCGCTTGTTATTTCCTGTAAACTGTAATATTGTTTAAAAAATGGATATAAATGATCTGCTAGATCACATCCTTCTGTGAAGCTATCCCCATTAACATAAATGATATCTTTACCTTGGGTCATAGTCGTCCCACTTGACAGCGTTTTCCATTTGAAATTTATAATTTGATATTAGTCTTTCGAATGTCTCTATTGTAAAGCGCAAATTAAAGTTGCCGCCGTGTGTGTTAATTGTAAAACGCACAGCTGATATATTGCGTTTAATAACAACATACATTTTTATACCGCATTTCAACTGCAAATTAATACCTTCCCTGGTATTAGCACCTGCAAACATTTGTTTTATCTCGTCGTGCGTTAATCGGTAAGTTAACACAAAGTTATCGTTTACACGTAAACTTAGATCATTGATATCATATTTTTTGTATGCATATAACTTTAAATCTTCATCAAATGGTTTCATAATATTATTTAAACACGCTGTTTTATGATTAAGCATCTCTATTCTTTCATTGCCTGGTTCCCTCTTGGTGCATAACAATCTGCAAATTGGCAATGGATTATCTGATTGAACCATTGTTCTTATATTTGCCCAGGCCTGTGAGTTCGTTATTTCTTCGTAGGAATAATTATTTAAATTTAGTTGGGCATACAACTCTTCGCCTAGAAATTTTTCTAATTCACCATTAGTAGTAGTATAACAACAAGGAGAGTATGTACCACTTGCTCGTACAAAGAAAATATTTTTAGTCTTATAGCATTCTGGATCTAGTTGCATTTTGTCCTTCTTCATGTACGTAATTATTTAATTCCGAAATTACTTCTTCCAAACTTCTGTCGGGTTTGTATCCTGGGGGATACTCTCTTCCACTGCTAACTACTCGAAATTCGCCCACGCCCAGCTGTCGACTTAATTTGTATCCTTCTATGCCATCATTTTCATTGTATTTAAAAATTATCCATTTCCATTGTATATCAGCCAGTGACAGAGAAGTCATAATTTTAATACCTGTTTCAATGCTGGACCATTCCGAATTCACCCTGTATAAATCTTTGCCAGGCAAGCCATCTATACTGAAGACAAACATGTCTCCCTTTTCGAACAAAGGAGCCAACGTCGTCCACCAAGCGGCATTTCTATAACTACCATTGGTGTTCACAGTTATTTGCTTGTCAGCCTTTTTTACAAGTTTGATTATTTCAGCAAATTTTGTATGATATATAGGATCACCATATCCTCCGGAAAATATAACTGACTTAATACTTGGCACCTGCATCATTTTTTCAATGACAGCAATGTCTAGTTCGCCGTATTTCCATTTGTTTTTCTTTTCATCCGGATCTCTAGTCCGCGGACATTCTGGACAAAATAGTGTACACTTGCTGGTTATTTCCAATTCTAAGCGCAAAGGGTCAAAATTCATAAATTTCAAAAATATTTATTCATCTATTGTTCTGATATTTTCTAAAGGATCTAATTTATGTTTTTTAATGTTTGTATAATAGCCATCTTTGTAAACAAATCCGTTTACGTCTTCTTTAGTGGCTCTGGTCAAAGGATTGGCAACAGGCTTGGCTTTTCCTATACATACTGCGTAACCTGGTGCCATATGGTGTTTATTTGCCATTTCGTCAGTAATTCCAAATTCATTATATATAGAATGCAAATGGGCTTTCAATTCAGGTGTTTCCATGACGTTCCTAACACCTCTAGTACAACCATTGAATCCAACATCCAATCCAAGCAGATATGCTTGTTGGGCTAGAAATGCCATGTTCATTCCTATGTTAATATTTCTTATGTATCTATCCCCCAAATCAGGTTCTTTTAAAAAAGTTCCATCTGCATCTAAATGACTGAGATGATTGACGATAGGAAGAGAGGCGTTCGCTTCTAAATATATTACTACAGCAGGTGCTGTCGATATACCTAGTTGATATTCTGTTGGCATTATTTTACCCAACGACTCGCTGTATTTAGACACCATAAAAAATATATTGTCCTGCAACCATTCTTTATGTTCCTGCTTTTCAACAAGGATTGGTATAAAATTTCTATTTGAGTTCTGCGCTGGCGCATAATTCACTGCATCGATTAGCATTTGTCGTTGTTCTTTTGTTAGTTTTTGATCTGTAAAAACTTTCGATGTGCGTCTTGTTTTTAAAAACTCATTATATTCAATTGGTGTCATGATTTTTCCTTTATTTAAATTGTTCACTGAATGCATCATACTTAGTACCGCATGTCTTAGCACATACTGCCAGCTTGCCTTCTGCACAGCTAGGTTTATTCCAGCTATTAGGTATTGTTTCTTGCATATATTTACCATTGATAACATCATTTAAGTTGTGTAATCGCAGATCTAAACCGTCTAACCCAACCTCGTCAATTGCGTCCCATATCTGTCCGCCACGTTCTTTCCAGTACCAAACATACATTTGTCCCGCGGTCCAGCAACATGGTTGTAAATATCCTTCTGCTGTGATGTAAATACTTTTCTCTTCTGCAACTTTACATTTAACTTCCACACTGTCCCAGTACTTTTCCATGTCTTTTTTCTTATCGGGATCTAAGTTAAACTTTTGAGCACTTATCTTACCTTCTAGCTCGGCAACAGTTGATATGAAATCCATTTTAATTTTGCCTTTGTCTTTGCTTAGGCTTTCTAATTGTTTTAGTGCGGCATTTTGATATTCTGGGTTAGTCGGCATACTTAACATTTGAGTAGTACTGCCTTTACGGTTGCCTGCTTGGTGATCCGCTTTTACTGCGCCGCGAGTATTGCTAAAGAATCTATTGGACTTTTTAACATTAAACTTTTCAAAGCCCATACTTTCAGCTAATGCTCTAGCTTCTTCTACTTGATGTTCATTGTGTCCAAACACAATGAAGTCCCAACGTGCTCGGCCTCCAGCTTGTATAAAAGCTCGAGCATTTTCCATGATCTTTTTCCATACAGTGCCTTGACGGTACAAATGATTGGTATCCTCTAAACCGTCTACACTGAATACAACATAGTGACTTTTACCCATGGCTGCTGGCAACTTGCTCCACCATTCAGGAGTCTTAGCACTGGCATTTGTATGAAAGCTCAGTTGCATTTTAGCATTGTGACTGCGAATGTATTCAAATATTTCCAAGGTATCGCTGGCGCTAATGGGATCGCCATAGTTGCCGCACATGTATAATCGTTTCAATTGCTTGATAAATTCAGGCTTGAGAATCGTTCGGACATCATCTAAACTTAATTCAGCATTGTGTAACTGAGGATTTACTTCGCCTCCGTTGATGTTACGGGCACACTGGGGACAGCTGGCATTACAGCGTTCAGTGACTTCTAAATGAACGGTGGTAATTTCATCAGCTTTATACATCATTTAACTCCGTATAACATATAGCGTTTGTAACTAGGGAGAACAGTTTCTCCCCTAAAATACAATGTAGTTACTGGATATTTTTTTAAAAACACACCAAAGTCTTGACAGTAATTTATGTGTTGATAATCCGGACTGCTGTTAGATTGTAATAATACTGTGGTACCTGGCTTTAACTTTTCGAACCAAGTATTATCCATGTGTTCTGCACTAGTGTTAATAACTAAGTCTGGATTAATTATACTGTCATTAAAGATGATATCGTTGTTTACATCAAAACAATGTTCCATATTTTTATTACAGATAAATGCATTTGGATTCATAATATTAATCAAAGGATTCATACTGGCATCTGGATCGATACTATACAAATGTTTATAATTTATGTCTTTTAAGAATAGGCTATGATGAGTCAGCCAGCCGCCGATTAACAAAATATTGTTAAATGACGTATTGTGTTTACTCAGTGTTTCTGCCATCCATAATTTGCTGAGTATTTGACTTTTACTAAAAATAGTTGCAAGTATACTGTCATTTAACAATGTTATTTTATGTAACTTTTGAAGTACAGAATCATTGGGCCATATTGAATTCATAATATAAATCAATTCTTTGGTAACCAATTTATCTTCAGCACAGATGTTTGCATAAAAATTTAAACGATCACTTCTATATGATTCAGGATATAGCTCATAGTCCGAAGAAATTAAATCTTTCAATGGCCATGGTTTAGAATTAGCTTCGGAATATTTCATATTGATAATATTCCTGATAAATTTCTTTTTTTCGTATTCATTGATAAAGTTAAAAAACTTTTCAATGCCAAATAACCATGTTAAATTATCATTATCCATTACAGTCAGTCCAGTCTATAAATTTATTTTTTAACCATTTAAAATCATTGACCAGTGTAAAGTCGCAGTTCTTTGATTTAGCATAAGCAACACCTTGCCGTGCGCCGTGTACAGCAAAATAGCCATGCTCTACTTCAAGGCCAGCTTCGCACCACATTGTCAAACGTTCCTGGCTTTCTTGGTCATTGTTATTTTTATTAATGCCAGCACTTAGTTTAACTGCTTCACGAAATGCTGTTCTCCAAGTGGCATATGGACTGTAATTAAATCTGTGTTCCGTGGCAAGAACATTTACTTTAATATAACTATCTGCCAGTGTAGTAGTCATGTCAGGCCGATCTAATCGTTCTGCACTAAAACAATCTTTACTGAATAGTTTGATTCCGCCGTGCCCGTAAATCAATCCATTGATGGGATTCTTACTGCGAAATACCGCTACACTTTTTGACGTTAGTTCAATATTTTTATCAAAGTTAAAACTATCAACTATCCAGGAATCAGCATCCACTACATAAAATCTATCGCTTTCGCACAAACTTGAAATATGTTTGTGACTTTCGAATATATTGCCCACGGCTGCAACTGCAACTGCATCTGTAGTCTTGGTCTGTAAACGTTCCCAATTTTCGTTTAGATTTGCTTCATCTGTGTATAAAAAGTAAACTGGTGTCATATTAGTATTTAGGTAACTCAAATCCATACAACGGCAATGCACTTTGATTTAATAATGACGGCCATCCCTGTCCTTTTGTGGGACTAAAATGAACGTGTTTAAACCAAACGCTTTGATTAGCATCTAATTCGACTAAGGGTAATCCCAGTTTATGTGTCAAGTCTAACATTAGTTTATGACTATGATCATTGATAAATTCGCCTTGTCCTAACTTCATAAGTTGTTCATCCCAAAATTTATCAAACCATGCATAGTCTGAAATTACACTATGATCAAAATTTTCGACATATAACATATAAGCCCCTAGTCTTGAGCCGTAGATAACCCAGTCGCCATTTTCAACATCTCGACCCACTGTCATCCATATCATCCAACGTGCAAAGTTTGCAGGGTACATTTTATGTTTAAAATCTTCTGGTCTAACTTTAAAACCTTGATCCAGTCCCATTTTAACGCCTTCTCGAAAACCTGCCCTGAATGCTTGCTTAAAACTTGCATTGTTATGTACAATGCCATATGTGTTATTCATTTGTTTGTATTGTTCAGGATCCCAACAGAAATCTACGTTATGAGTATTATCGCCTTTTCTTGCGGCTTCATGGCTTTTCATATTATTAACATGTTCCGCATACCATAATTTAACGCCACCGTTGCCGTAGACTAAACCATTGACAATGTTCCTACTGCTCCAGCTCAATGTTGCATGTTTGATGTCATTGGTAATTTCAATGCTTTTTTTCCATATTTCTGCGTCTACTCTGCAATCTGCATCTACAGTAAAAAAGCGTTTGCTGCCAGCTTCTTCTGCGGCTTTTTTATGTGCGGCATCAAAGCCTTTTACGCCATGCACACGTTTTACCAATTTGGGATTAGGATGATTGTCTTTTAAAAAATTAAAATTTTCATCGGCATTGGGTTCATCAAAACTAAGAAATATAACTGGTATATCTTTTAGTTTTAATATATTATTGTTTTTACTTTCTAAAGAATTTATTAAACTCATTTTTCATCCATTCGTAATCATTGATCATCTTTAAAGCTACATCATCGTCTTGATATTGTAGACCATATTTTTTACCCTGCTGAGCTCCTATTATAGATTGCTCGCCAAATCTTCTTCCCACGCCCACTGTAGTCCAGACGTGTAGTCTATGTTCTGCTTCGTTGCGTAATCTAGTAATTGTTTCAACGTCCAACTTATTTACTAAATCTTTATTGGTCAAGTTGGCTGACAGTTTTGCACATTCTCTATATGCGCTTCGAAATGTGCTGAACTCGTCGTAGTTAAATGCAGTGATATTACTAACTTCGTCAAATACTTTAGTACTTAATCCAAACCCCGTTGTGAAATCAATGACATCTTTATCTTCGCACATCAAGGGTTGCTTAGGTAGTATTTTAACACCTCCGTGACCATAAATCAAGTCATTTATTGGATTTATACTTGACCATACACATATATAATCGCATTCTGGCTTATACCACCATGTATTATATTTGCTGGGTGTAAAAGAGAAATCAAAGTCATCGACAATAATTGCGTCACTATCGACTACATAAAAATTATTGGTGAAACTTCGACGAGCACATTCTTGATGTGCTGCCGCAAAACCTTTTACACCATTAACTCGTCTAGCATTGGGTACTAGCTCTCGGAGTCTGGCGTAGTTTTCATCTGCGTACGGTTCGTTATAACTGAGGAAAAAAACATCTAGCATTATACTAGTATTTAATATTTTTACTCACGTTACTACAGGAACATTGTACTTTAAATAGAAGTCTTGGGCATGTTCAATATTGTTAACCATGGGCTGGCCTTTGATATTTAAACTGGTATTAAGTAACATCGGGCATCCGGTTAAACTATACCAATCTTCTAATAGCTTTCTAAATCCAGGACTGTCATTTTTACTCACAGTTTGCACACGGCTTGTTCCATCTTTGTGTATAATAGCAGGGAACTCTTCTGGCTTGGTGCATTTGGCAACGAATTGCATGAATGGGCTGGCTGTTATATTTGCGGGCATGTCAAAGTATTCGTGTACATGTTCTTCTAAGATTGCTGGTGCGAATGGTCTGAATTGCTGTCTTCGCTTGATTGCGTTGACTGTGTCTTTGATTTCGGAGCCTCTAGGATCCGCCAGTAGGCTTCGGTGCCCAAGAGCACGTGGTCCGAACTCAGCCTTGCCGCTAGCCACCCCCACAATTTTATCTCTTGTAAGTATACTAATAGTTTCATCAACTGGATATTCCTTTCCCATGTTTGTGCCAAGATATGCTCCTGGCCACGTAACCTGTTCGCCAAAAAAGGCAGCAACTGAGCCAACACTACTGCCAGCATCCCCAGGGTTTGGCATGATCCATACACGGTCCCAATCGCCGGTGATTTCACTGTTGGCCACACAATTAAGAGCACAGCCACCCATTAGTACAATGTTCTTACTGGGGAGATTTGCTCTTGCCCATGAACTAATACCTTGTAATATTTCAGTATACACTTGTTGAGTTGCGGCAGCAATATCAAATGTATCTTGTTCTTTCAATAAATCTAGTCTCCAGTCAGGACAACCACGATGCAGGTTACGTTTAAATTTGACTTCGGGTCCGTTTATAACAGCAAAGAAATCATTGTATATGTCTGCTTTATATTTGTTGGCGTCACCATAAGCAGCCATGCCCATGAGAATATATTCTTCTTCGTTGGGCTTTAATCCAATGCGCTGTGTCATAGCACTGAACCATAGTCCCAGACTATCTGGATATCCCTGTGCATATACTTTCTTTAATTCATTGCCAGTGCCTTGCCAAACTGTGAGTGTTTCGAACTCACCTATACTGTCAATTACTACCACAGTGGCATCTGCTAGTCCACTAGTATAATAACCAGCGGCAGCATGGCTCTTATGATGTTCACCTATTACCAAAGGTTGGTTTAAGTTGTATTTTGCTAGATATGATTTTACGTCATTTTCCACTGTACGGTTGCCCTGGCCAGCTTGGAATTGTCGGGCTGTTTTTAACACAGGATTTTCATACCAAACAATTAAATCTGGCTTACCGTATTGTTCGGCATCTAATATAATACCCGAACAAAGATCTCCGTCATTCTTAATGCCAGAATATCTTTCACTGTGTGCCGCAAATTGTAATTGTTTATCATGCCAAACACTGACTGCGGCGTCATGACTGTTGGCACTAATTCCCCAAATGTTCATCGGTATATAAATGGATCTCGTCGACGTAGTTCTTCTAAACGTTTCTTGAGTTTGATTTGAAATTGTACTTCGGGATTCTCGTGATCAAATGTTTTATAACGATCCAGCAATGATGTAATTGTTTTTTCTAATTCTGAATTAAACTTTTTAGCATCTATGGCTGCGATGATATCTCTGTATTCATCACTGTTAAAACAATAATGTCCACCAACACTGACTGCAATGTCCAAATCAGTGACTCCGGATGCAACCCATCGTTGCCAATAATTTTTACTGTATACGTAGTCTGCAAATCTAGACCATAGTTCCTTGGGTGCAAACTTTTTTAACAGGTCTGTTTGTACTTTGCCTAACTGCGGCGCAATATTTAAACTATCAACATCGGCATCTATTCTTTTTTGTATATCATCAGCAGTAAAGTAGTCGGCATTATGTTCTTTGAATAAAAAGCCTGCGGCACGTATTTGTTCGCCGATTACTCGATTACGTGCAACATCAAATGTGCCAGCTTGCCCGTCTTTGGTTAGACTGCCGGTTTGTGTTACAAAGAATTTAACGTTGTTTTTGTAGGGATTTAGAAATTCCAGTTGTAGATCTATTCTAGCTAGACTGCTATCAACATCTATACCCGTGTTATCCTCACTGCCAAATTCCAGCATAATATCAGGATTCAAGTTTAATGCATACTCAATTAAACTTTTTGCATGATGTAGTTGATTATCTTTGATACGGCTAACATCAATGTGTATTAAATCAAATCCTGCGGCGATATCAGCCGATATAGTTTTCATACAACGATCCATGGCGTCTTCAATTGTTAGCCCGCGATCTAAATCGCTGAAGTAAGGGCCGCAATGATCTCTGCATAATAATAAATTTGAATTTCTGTATTGCTTAACTTGTTCAACTAATTCAGCAGTAGTACAAACATATCCTGTAACATAATCAACTTGATTGCGGCTGGCAATAATCATCAATGGATAATTATTATCTCTTGTATGTTTAGCAAGGATTGATATAATTTCCTTACTCATTGGGCCGAAACCTAATTTAAATTGTTTCATATTGTCTGCTTTCGATTTCGTTGTATAGTTCTTCGCTGGATTTTATTCCAGTGTAAATCTCAAATTGTTTTAAGAATTGACTGCGATAAAACTCACGCCCAGATACGTATTTAATATTGTAATTCTGACATTGTTGTTTAAACTCGTTGTTCTTGATGGCCAAGTCGATTACCAGTCTTGTGTCAGGAGGTATTTGTCCCAGCATATATGGACTTTCATCACTGATTGTTCCCAAGGCTGTGCAGTTAATTATGATGTTTGCCGTCTTATATCGTTCATTCCATGTGCTTAAATTTCTGGCACAAACATTTAAGTTTCCGTAATATTCTTCTTCTAGGTATTTAATGAACATACTGCCTATGGCACCTGCACCCAAAATAGTTATTTTATCTGTTTTATTGATGTACTTGCAAACGTGTTCAACACCAGCCAGGTCGGCATTATAACCATGCGTTACACCTTTGTCTATTTTAATCGTATTACAACTATTATACAAGTCAACGTATGGATGCCGGTTGTTCAATAATGGCATTACTACTCGTTTGAATGGCATACTGATACTAATGCCACTAACGCCTTCTTCAATTGCATCTTTAATACTTTGTTCAACATTATCGCAGGCCAGCGGAGTATATGTTGCATCGATATTGTAATGCTTAAAGAATTCTGTGTAAAAATATTCTCCAGTCTTGCCTGGATATTGACTTAGGCTTATAAATTTTTTCATCGTTTGTATGCTCTTATCTGTTTTATTTTATTATCTTGATCAAACTCGATAACGTCAACTACTTGTGCTACTATTGCATTGTTAATTATAACTTTTATTTCTGCTATAACTGTGTCTAATCCCACGGCAATTTTATCAACATCAATTCTAATATCGTTGACTGAATTAAAGAAGTTTTGACTAAATTTTAAAATATTATCTTTACCAACTACTTGAACTTCCCAGTCCGTTAATACAATACTGTCACTGAACAATACTTCCAGTGATGCGACGTCTTTCTTACAGAAACTTTGAAAGTACATTAATGCTATTTGGCTTTGTGTTGGATTACTCATTGTCTAACTCCTCAAATAGTTTAATGCCCAAGTACCATAAGAATATATCAAATGGTGCAGTATGCAAAGGACTCATGTTCCAAAAGATAATTGGTATTAATTGTTGCACTTTTTTATAATCTAACTTATTATTTAATATATATTTCTTTAGACGTTCCTGATAGACTGTAATATGTTCTACACTAGGAATGCTCAGCGTTACGCTGTCGTTGTCAATTTCAATATTAAAGTTATGATTCTTAATGTTAGCGTAGTTAATAATTAATCCGCCGGCCATCTTGGCCAAGTCGTAGTATATATCACCGTATTCAACAATGCCTGCAAACTCGTGTCGCCAGTCTATGATCTTAAACTCTCCGCTGTCACTAATCACAATATTGTCAAACTGTAAATCGCCATGAAGGAATCCCGGGCGTGTAACTTGTGCAAAATATTCCCAGTCTATTTTGTTGAGATAATAACTGTAGTCTTTGACTTCTACACCGTCAACGTTAGTCACCGGCTTTAGATTAGGGTACTTTTCTAAAAACTTATTAATACGCGACAGTGATTTTGTTTTATAGAATTCAATGCTGGCATCGTGTATATCAGCATCTATGTCTTGCCACACATTTGTTTCCAGCCAATTAAGTAATTCATTGAATGCCACAGGATTATTAAACTCATAAAGAGTCTTGCCCGGAAAGAAATCGTAGGCCATATAATTACCGCTGTGTGTACAATTAGCGGGGAATACATAGGGGTTGGCCAATACTTTATCGTATTTCTTTTTTGCTATGCTGTCATCTAGCCACCATTTAACTACACGGTTGTTACATATGTAAGTTACTTCGTCCTTCTTAGTAAAGTCAAACTTTTGACTCTTGCCGAGTTCAGTTTGATATATAGTAGGACTGCCAAAGTCTAACCACGTATTTAAATTAGCAGTATCGCTGCCTAGTTTAATAATACCAATAAACTCATTGCTATGACTTTGTTCCAAGTCTGCGAAGAATGTTGTATAGTCATTGATATACATCAGCCCTGTAAATGCAGACCAAGTTGCGGGAGTAGTTTCTTTAAACTTGATATCTTGTATATGAAAACTATTATTTTTGTCAAACATTGTATAAAGATGCGTGTCTTGTTCAGGCACTGACTTAACAAAATAACAATCTTTATTTCTAACTAGATCCACAACTGTTTGATCAAAGTAAGTGTCACAGGGCACATACCAAAATGGGCTGTGAATCGAATTTTTACATTGTAGCAGTGTGTATCCGGTTCCTGACTTGGTGCCGGTCCAGTCGTCGATGTGCAAAAACTCAATGTTTCTGTCACTGTATGCTACACTACAAAAATCTATAATTTGTTCTTTTAGATGTCCAACGGGAATAATAAATTTACTGTCTTTTGAAAAACTATCAATAATATGTGCCAACACTGGTTTATCTTTGTAAGGCAACAATGCCTTGTTAAGATTCTTGGTATAGTTGCCCATTCTACTGCCGGTGCCAGCAGTAGGAATAATAACAGTATTAGTCATGCTCGTAGCTAATTCTTCCATGCGTTCTTCCAGCATCATCTTGTAAACGTATAACATCGTCTAATTCTGTTGTACTAGTTTCCATGAACTCTAGGTCAGTTGTTGCTATTACTCTATGAACATATCCCGGTGTAACATTGAATACAACGCCTGGTTTAAGTTCTATCCGTTCAAAAGTATATTCATAAGCTTCTGCCTGCTTATTGGTCATGCCTTGTTCTAAAAACTTGGCAATGTCTAGCGGTTCTCGACTGCGATGTAACATACCTGTGCCACTGAGAACATAGTTAGTTTCTATCTTGTATTCGTGTACTTGTAAGCTGGTTCTATTACCCGCTTTGAATAAAATACGTTTACTGGCATAAGGAGTTTGACTACCATCTGCAATCCAAAGCTCGTAGCCCCAGTGTTTAGTTACTTTTTTAATTTCCATCATGCCATCCATTTTCTTTTAATTTATTTAATATAATATTATATGCTTGTTTATGTCCTTCTGGACTTGAATGCATACTTTTAATTTCGTCGGGATAATCTACACTTAACTTGCCCCAAGATAATTCAACTAAATTCTCTTCATCCATGAATTTAGCATACTCTTTCGGTTCATGTGTAAGAATTAAATGTTTAATATTGTGTTTATTTAACAATTGATGTGCCATGGTCATTACACCAATACTTTGTAATCGATTTATTCTACTGTCATGTATAGTAGTGGCAAAGTCGTACAATGTTTTCATTCTTTCTTTTGGCTCATTGATAAACCTGGCATAGTAACCGCTTTCTTTATCATGTTTTCTAAATGTTTCCCAAAAGTCGATTACGCCCATGAAGTTTTCTGTAAACATTCTTCCTTTATAGCTATTATCATCGGACATGGGATGATTTTCTAATAGCTGATGATATGTACAATCTCCATAGGGAGGATATTGATGGTAGTTGACATCCGTGTTTGTTATCTGTCCTTTGATGTCATCATCCCATGGAAACCAATCTACTCTGTCATAGCTGGTATGACTTACAATTACAATATCATCGGGACCAGCAACGTTATTGACTGCATATTCAGCTTGTAAGTAAATGCTTAAATTTGTACTAGACCCTTTGGCTAGATTTACTAATTTTCTATTCAGTGTGTTTGATAACAATGTACCATATGGTTCTGTATGTAGATCTATACAGCCTATGCCTATGTTAAAACTATCGCCACAGATTATTAATTTACTATTCATATTATTAATATAAATTATGTTGCTTGATATATCTAAATAATTCTCTGGCCCAGGCTTTGTGACCACGGGGGCTTGGATGCCAACCAACTAAAGGCGGAATTACTTTATTTTTTGGAGTCTCTATATAACTCTTAAATGTATTATTAGGTTTATCTTTTTTATAGAATCTAACAGGATCTATGCTTGCCCATAGTGCAGAATAATCATTGATATGTTTAATACGTTTTAACGGATTAGTGGATATTTGATATTCGTGTCCGCCTATTCTTCCTTTAATTTTTTCTATTTCGTCAATGATATTTAAATCATTCCATTGTCCCGGAGACTCATTTGGGGTTTGATAAAAGCTGTTAAAACACATCCACTTAATATTATGGGCCGTACAAAAATTTTGTAATTGTAAAACATTTAATACATATCGAGGAATATACTCTTGGGCATTCCATAAGTATGCTACATACAATTCCCAAAATTTTTCTTGTTCCTTAGACTCAAAATGTGGAACCTGCGGCCAAAGTCTAAATGGATGACTTAGTTTTATATTGTCGTCTATATACCAAAAACTATTTCGTTCTGGACTACTCCAGCCAATTATAACAAATAAATTATCAGTGGAAATATTATTTGCTAGATACTTTTGAGAGATGTAATTTATAGTTCTGCGTAAAATAGTTCCATTGTCATCTGCTGGCCAGCTAAGATTAGTCACTGGTACGTTTAGTAAATTTGATAGATGCGTTGGAAAAATTTTAGGAATACGATACGGATCATTTTCTGGTAAAAAATCATATGCACCAGGATGAGTTGTAGAATTATATTTTTTGGCAATTTCCGGATCTGCAATTTCACAGCCAAACACCCAGCTGTCACCATCACATATTACTTCTGATGGTGCAACTGTACTTTCAAATTTATCAATCATTCTTTTAGATGTACCACTCAAACCATTTTCTCCTAATTTCTTCATAGTTATAAATTGAATTCAATTTTGCTTCCACTGCGGTGCTTCGCATCACTGCATATTCAAATGGATTTACGCAGTTTGGATGTATGGATAATTCTGTCATGTAATTATATAATAAACAACCGGGTCCTAGCCATAATACTTTATCCAAGTTTAAACCACATTGATTCTTAAATTGATATTCCATGGGGCGGGAGATTTTATGAAAAGAATATAGATCTCCTATTAAATCCATGGTAGGACTATCACCATAAAATAACACATCATCAAAATTATTAGAATTAAATTCTGAGGCAAATTTGCTTACGGGTGTAGCTGTATAACAAACGCCTGGCCAAACTCGTTGTAAAGGAAATCGATGACTAGGGTTGTAAATGACATCCAATCTTGCCTTAATAACTAAGTCATATTGAAAACTTTGTTTCAATTCATAGTCTCTTTTAAGCATTAAACTTCTTGCAAAGCTATAGAACATTGGATCCCATGCACGTTTGAATTTTTCTTTATCAAATTCTTGTTGTATAAAACCCTTGGGCTTATATGTTTCTATAATGGCATCTCGATCATTGTGAATCACATCAGTATAAACAGTGATATCAGTTTTGGGCAGGCGCCATGTATTGGTATCCCATGTATGAATAAAATAATCAGTTTCTACCTCCAAACCATTTTCTGGATGCGGATATTCGTGTTCAAAGAAACGTTTAATGTTGGCAACACTTTCCTGCCAATAACGTGCTTGGCCACTGAAGCAAACTGCAATTCTAAATTTTCTTTTAGGTACCGCAGACAGCGGCTCTGGTATTTCAACCTGAATAGGCGCACCCAGCAAATTGCCAGTAAGTGAGTCTATTTCAACATTAAATAAGCTCATGTCCACCTAATTCTCCTTCTAATCCTGATTTTATTTTTCTATCTAAGTAGTCCTGACTCCTGAATATTTTAGGATCAACTGATAATGGGGATATTTCTATGTTTAACATCTTTGCATAAAAATACAATGCGTGTTCTGGTCCCACTAGATTATTACTGTTAAAACTTTTCTTTCCTATAACAGGCAACCATCTATAAAATTCACAGATACGATTAAATGTAATAGTATCAGCAAACCAAAATACGTCGCCCAATCTATGAAAAGGAAACTGTTCAGGATCTTTTCTAGTATGACAAGTATAAAAAGTATTAACTTCTGGATACACTAGATCATATCTTACAAAATGATCAATTTGATAATCATCAAAAAACATGTCGTATCTTATCTTGATGCATAAATCATAATGAAAATCATTTTCGAACTCGTGAATTTTCTTTAAGTGAGCGGCTCTCATTACGCTATAGAATTGACCAGCGGCCCAATCTAATTTAGTTTCTCCGTGTTCATTGAGATGTACAGCATTTTGTTCGCGCACGTCTTTGATTTTATTTTTGTTAGAAATTTCATCTTCGAATATACACGCTTTGGGTTTTATTGTATCTACGAATCTTTTCTTTTCATCATCAGATATTTTGTCACCGGGCACAGTATTATAATCCCAGCCTTCGTGCATTAACAAACGATGAGGCGGAGAATTATAATCCCATACATGACAAAATATATCTATGTCATCGACTTCATATGATTGTTTGATTTTATCAATTAGTTTAAACCACGTATGATAACACTTTTCCCATGTTCGAGGTTGTCCACTGATGCAAATAGCCACTTTCATTTGGCATTTTTCCATTTAGTATAGTAAGGTTCAAACTCAGGAAATGTAGCCAAAAAATTTGTTCCTCTTCGCTTGTCATGTTCGTCGACAAACGCAACCAAGTCCTTTTGATATACTGTAACTTCTTCTGGATCTGTTTGATTCATTGTTAATTCGTATATACGTTTAAATTTTTCAGCTTCCCATTTGAAAAATCCCTGATTGGCACTACCATACCATTCACCGTTTTCTAAATTACGATACATCATTGTTACTTGATCAAAAATGTATTCCTTGGCCCAGGCCGAGGGCATGACATGAAAGATACTTTGATGTGCAGGATGTCTTAGAAACGGTGCATCTAAAATCAACGGAGCATGAACTGCATCATGTCCTCCGAACTCGTTTTTAATGTCCAGCACATCTTGTAAGAACAGCGTATATGTAGGTACACTAAGAACATTGTAGGTACTCATGATAGTAATAGTACACTCGGGGATTTCTTTTAATACCCTGCGGATGTTACTTAACCAAAGTTCATAATTCATACCATCGCGAATATATTCTGCGGCGGCTCCGTGAGCATCACAGCTTGTAAAGATTTTAAACTTTTTAACTTTCTTTTCTTCGCAGATAATTTTAACTTTTTCAAGGAACTTGTCAAATAACTGCGGTGGCACACATAAGTTACTGTTAATGCTTAAATGTATATCCGGGTTAGGGTTTTCAATTACATAGTCAAGAACTTTAAACGTATCTTTGCACAATAACGGTTCACCGCCAGTTATCCTGAAGTGTTGAAGTTCTTTATAAACAGTGGGCCACCATTTCCAGAATGCTTCCACATAAGGATTGTATTGATTGTGCGGAATAGGCATTTGATCAATTTGTTTAAGGCCAGCAATATCATTGAAGAGGCCGTGTGTTGGATATGGGCCATGTTGTTTAACTTCTTCCATCCACAAACTACTGACCTGTGGACTACAATAGCTACATTTAAAATTGCAGACGTTACTGAAACTTACTTCTAGATAACTAGGAACAACGTTACTATCCCATGGCAAATTGCGAACTTCGTCAAAGTGAGGCTTTGCCCATACGTCATAGCTCTTATAGATTCTATCGCTGAGTGCATCCGGTGCGCTGTCTTCTACTTTCCAGCAATAGTCACATTCTTTAGGGCGGGCACCTTCCAACATTAACTTACGCTGTTCTTTTTTAAACTGTGTATTATGCAATGCACTGGGATTGGCGGCTAGTTCGTCTAAAGGAATTTTGTGCGTAGTGGGATGGTGACAACTGTGGTTGTGACCTGTTTGCAAATGCAGAGTTACCTGTTTCCACTTGGCAATACAAAAACTAGGACTAACATCGTTAATCTTTTTTTGAAATGCAATGATATCTTTATTGTGTTCCATATTAATTTATCGAGTTATCTACTTGATTTTCTTTGACTTGGGCACCGAGTCTGGGTGGGTTAATCCAACTTTCCTTGAACATTTTACTTCCGTTATAGTCGAGTTCTGCAATCTCTAATCCTAGGTTTGTTCTCAATGATTCTCCTAGTTTGAATATTTCGTCTTGTAGTTTTTTCTTGTCGTATGTCCATCCGCTGGCTAAACATTTTTCAGACTCGCCGGCAAACTGCGGCTGAACAGCATTTTTCCAAAAGTCATCATGCCATTCAAAATCACGTACCAATGTGAAATCAAAGCCGTCTCTGGCAATATTAGACATATAGCAACCCAATCTAGTTCCGTACATGGCCCATAGTCCATTGTATACATCAGCACCCACACTGGCCCATACCAGCAAACGTTTATAGTTTCTATCGTGTACTCGTTGTTTGAGTTGTCGGGGATCCACAGTTACTCCGCCTTCTAATGATAGTTTAACACCTTCTCGAAAGCCCGCACGATATGCTTGGTAAGCACTGGCATTATTAAAAACGTCACTGTAGATGTTATTCATTTGATGATAGTAAATGTCCCAGCAAAAGTCAACTTGTGCTTTGGGATCTTCTGCGGCTTCATGTGTACGCATTTGTTCTACCACATGTTTGGGCCAAAGTTTAATACCGCCATTGCCATAAACTAGTCCATTGACAACATTCTTACCTGCCCATGATATAACGTCGTGACGACTAATTTTCGACATATCTAATTCAATGCTTAAAAAGTCATCACGTACAATGTTATCTGCATCCACAGTGATAAATCTATCTGTTTCAGCGGCTGCTGCCGCGGCTTTGTGCGCGGCGTCAAATCCTTTTACTCCATGCACACGCTTGGCCCAAGGAGCTTTGTTACATAGATCAGAATAGTTCTTATCAGCGTTGGGTTCGTCGTAGCTTAAAAATATAATATCAAAACTGGTAATCGGTGCTAGCATCTTCTTCCTTTGCATGTAAATGAAAATAGTTACATACTAATTTAACTTCTTTTTCACTTGTTAATTTTATCTCAAAATTATTATAGTTGTTAAGTTGGTTACTACTTAACTTGATAGAACCCAACATCATTGTTGGGTCATGTTTTTCACAAATGTATAATTCTATGTCTTCATTTAATCTAAATGTGTTAATGTCTTGTATTGTACTTTGTAATTTTAACACATTACCCGTCTGTTTGTAAAGCAAATTTGGAAGATAATCTAAATTATTTTCTGCAACTAAGTTTTCGTTTGATTGGTGGTCATATGATATAATTTGGTTGTCGTTGTAATATAAAAATCCGATGTTTTTCAATCCCAACACGTCATCTGGCAACCATCTACACTTAAAACTAATATCATGTTTTTCAAATAATTCTCTAGTAGACACAGTGAATTTTCCAAACAGCTTGGATCTTTCATTTTTATCAATACAATATATTTCTATGTAATCGGGCAATTCTTCCAAGTGTTTTTCTGAGATTTTTTCCAATAACATATTCAATTTAAAAATATTATAGTCAAAAATTAGCTGTATTTTTTTAGTTACTACATCACAGTGTAAGTGTATAAAGGACCGTTCTGAATTTGTGGCGAAAATAAAGTCAAATTCCCCTTTTCTGCGTTGCTTGTTATGTATTAATTCAAATTCATTGGTTGTTTGATTTTTTTTAACTATGAGTTTAGACAGTGATAATTTGTTTTCGAATAATTTTTTTGTTAATGTAGAAGCAGTTATAACCGCTATAGAATTTCTTTTCTCTGATGGAACAATTTCCATGGGTGATGCAACAACAGGCAAACCTGTAAGTCTATTATATTCGACATACACCTTTTGTTCGTTATTTGTATTTCTACTTTTAAGAACTCTTTTTTGTATGTCAAATTCTTCAACTTGATCGTCATCACTTACAAAGTTGCTCATTTATTTTTAAAATTTTCTAATATTTCATCAGTGAGCCAGCCCTTGGATTCATATTTAACCAAACCATGTTGTACAAAATTTTCAATTTTAAGAGTACCTTCATCATTGACCCAGTAAGTTAAAAATTCACTCCAACGCTTGGTCCAATTGTTATTAATATAATTATTTTCTTGTTTTGACAGATCTACGCAATGCATAAAATCAAAGGTTGATATTTTCTTTTCAGTTATAGACTGTAATAAGGATAGCACCCAACTGGGCCATATGTATTTGGGAAACGGTGGCATTTCATGTTCTTTATCTGCAAAGAAATTTATATAATTGTCTTGATCATAACTGGAACATAACACACTGGCCAGTCCTAGAATGTAATCACAGCCCTTGTCTTTGTTAAAAAATATTGCATTTGGAATACTGCTGACTCCAAAATTTTTAAATTCAATGCTGGCAGTACTGTACATCACTGGATTTACAATTTCATTATTAAACAAATAGCGATGTTTTGGAAGAACAATGGGATCTAAACTTCGCAGATTTTCCCATATTCCTAGATCAAAATAAGTCAACAATTGATCGGGCAGTAAGCCGATAGTCTTGGTATACGGACTCATTAACATTGATTTGAAATAGCATAATGTTGGATTCGTTTCATCTAAAAAAATGACACTGTCCGCTTCTATAAATTTTGCATCTGTGCTATTAACAATGACACTGACCGGTCTATTAGAATCTATTTTTTTAATGCTTGTTATTAATAGATTTATTTCTATAGAGTTTTCAACAGTTCCATTAACTATTAAATAACCTTCACTCATAGATTAATTCCTTGAGTTTAGTGTAGTGTCTTAAAATTGCCATTTTATTCATCAAGTGTATGTTTTCATTTATTATTCTACTGCAAATATTTTTCCATAACTCTTTAGGATCTGGACATAATAACACGTAGTCATTGAGAGATTTAAATTCTACAATATCATCAATTTGCTCACTGAAACGCATTACTTTTCCTGGCAGCACTGCCACCGTATTTCCCGCTGTTTGGCCATTTAAAATATGTGCGGCAATGCTGGCAGCATAGTCGGTTCTAAATAACACTCCGGGAAACTTGTATAACCACTTGTAATAATGATAGTTCTCTTTAACATGTTCCCAAACACCAAAGAACAAGCGAGCGACTTCGCTGTCATTTCTCCAATACACAACGGTGCTCCACCACATGTCTATGCCATCTGGATGCAGTTTTTGTTCCCAGATTCTGGGCTTGTAATTTCTCACGCTGACAGCGTCTTTATACATTGCCAGTTCGTAGTCAGTGTCAAACACTGCATCTAAACTGTCATTGCCCACAATGTAGTCAACGTCTATCATCAATGTTTGTCGGTAAGGGCTTTTTTGAAAAATGCTGTGTTTATTTTTATTATTGAACTGTGTGCTAAATTCTGTCCAAGGACTATCCCTGTGCATCCTTGTATTACGTTCGTGCTGAATATCTTCTACAATGATATGATCAAATGTATAAGATAATTGCTCGGGAGTGAGTTCCGCAGTTAAAGCATTAAGAGTGTTTAAATCTGTGAGCAAAGTGACATGATTATTTTTCATGTGCAGTTTTACATTTGCTGCCGCTATTATTGCTAATTTTTCATAGGCTATTTTGCCGTTGTTATACGCAATCAGCAAAACACCTTTATCAAATTTAGACATCTAATCCTACCAATCCTTTAGTGTCTCTTTTCTTTTTTAGTTTTTCGTAGTCGTTGTAATATTCATTCAGTGCTTCTGTGTATGCACTGAACAACTTGACATGAAAGTCTTGTAAATTTTTTATTAGTACTGGGTTTTCATTGTCATCTATAAAAACAAATTGTTCAACTTTTTTGTCTAATAAGTGCTGAACAAAATTGATTAGTTCCAGTGTGGTTGTAAACATTGAATTTGAATAACCAATGGTTAACATGGTATTCATTCGCTGTTTAAGGTTTAGTTTTTGATTGTTTAAGGTTAAGCGATAGTTACTGAACTCTAACGCTTCTCTAAGTTTGTCATCCATTTTGACTCCATTATATACTAGTATAATGTATTTATAGTAGCAAAATGAAATATTTTAAGGAGATGTAGCTATTCCAGAAAAGGCAGGCTGGCCAATTGAAAATGTTGCACTACCGCTGGATTTTGTAGTGGCTTTGTTACTTTCCACATACAAGGTGTGAGTTCCATTTACTTCTGTTGAATCTGCACTATGTAACACAACTCGCAACACCAACTGAACTGGACCCGTTGTATAGCTTCCGTTGGTTGCTACAATTGAACCATACACTCGTATACTTCTTCTGCTGCCGCCATAGCCATATCCATAGCCATATCCGTAGCCATATCCGTAGCCATATCCGTAGCCATTGTCGCCGCCATTGCCGTAGCCGTAGCCGCCGCCATTGCCGTAGCCGTAGCCATATCCGTAGCCATATCCGTATCCGTAGCCATATCCGCCACCGCCGGCGCTGTTACAAGATAATAATAACTGTTCAGCAGAGTTCAAGTCCCTAAAGCCTTTATTTTCGCTGATAATATTTGCAGTAGTCGAAACCGTATTAGTTAATTTCAAACTTACAACTCCGAATCTAGCGTATACTGATTGCCATAACCCAGACGCTCCGGATCCAGTGCCTGTTAAATTTAAATTAATGCTACTATCGCTGTTGAAGAAATATCTAGCTTTGTCATAATTTTGAAAATTTAAAGTCACTGTGTATGTTAAGTTAGAATTCCATGGTGTGGTTCTCGGGATGTTTCCCAAAGTAGCCAATGCTCGTTGTCCTATGGCTGATAAATTATGTCTTGTGTCAACATCGGCTGACACTGTTTCTATATCATTCCAGATACTGGCAGTGACCTTTTGTCCAATTATAACACGATCTAGTTCGTAGACACTGCCCGTATGTTCAGCGCCTAAATTAATACGGTCGATCATTTCATTGACCAATGCTGCCGTAATTTTTGTTCCGGTGTTGGCTAAACCAGCGGATGTGTTTCCCCATCCATAGCCCTGTCTAATTTTATCAGCTAATACTGTTCTAGGGATACTACTGGGATAAATGTCGGCAAAAACTTTGTTGGTATTGTTGACCAACAAGTTATAGTCACTGGATGTGATTAATTGCCCTTTTGATGCCAATTTATCTCACTCCAACAGCTACTTCTACTGTGCTAATACCATTACTGATTTTATCGTTTAATGCTCTGCCAATAATGTTTATTGGATTATATTCATCAGTGGACATTCCCACACCCTGCACCTCACTTGAAACAATACGTTGTCCTTTACGAACTGGGCCTTTTACCAAACAAGGCACACGCCCTTTCAATGCTACAGGATAAGCATTTTCTTGCATTTTCATTTTGCTGTTTAACAAGAAGCCAGGAGCAGTTGATATAATGCCAAATACTTCTTCGTCGTAGGCTTTAATTGTTTTAGTAATTTCCATTTCGCCGCCCAGACGAACAATGTTACCAGGAACAAGTTCGACATCACTTCTGTATATCTCGGCCATGTCGGCAAATTCTGCTTCCATTGCACGACCACGGATTTTAAAGTTACCATATTCAGAACCAGCATCTTGGCCGTCATTCATATTGATGCCGCAGCCAATAGTCGGGAATCTATTTTGCAAACCAGTGTCTGCATGTGGAGTATATGTACCAGCATCACTGCTGATAATAGCAACGATTGTGCCGGTTGTTGCATTCACTGAAGCTCCAACTTGGATTTTAATAGCACGATGAAAAATTCCTGAAATATCTTTAATTAAAGCTGTGCTGAATCCGTCTACCGGACCGCCAATTAAATCAGTGCCGCCAATTGGATTCCATTTTACACCGTCATACACGCTGACAACTCGTGTATTACTGTTCCACCAAAATTGACCAGTAATTGGATTTGATGGAGCAACTGGGTTACTGAAGTGCTCTAGCATCTGAACTAGGTTTTCTGCCATTATTTCGCCGTAAGCGGAATAATTTTTACCCAGCAACTTAATAGGAGTAGTTGTATCTACTGTTCTATCTGCAACGATTGTTAGTCGTGTGCCGTCTGTTTTTGTAACATCATATGCCATTCTTCGAAATTCCTTTATTGTATTATTTATCTATTTTAGTTTAGTCTAATTCTTAAAGTATAAACAATCTGTATTACTCTGTTTGCAGACTTTTGCACTGGATCGAATACAATATGACTCAACAAATATCCTGTATTTTTGCCAGCGGCTCCGCGGCTTTTTAGGCCTAATTCGTTGAAAATATAATCGCCGAGTCCAGCCTCTGGTTCATTTTCTTCTATTGTGCAAGTAACCACCAAATCAGTGTAGTTTAAACCAGTGATATGATTTACAACTACATTATTATTAATATCATCTGAGTTATTTGCAGTGTCAGCTATGTCAACAACTTTGAAATACGTTGGATTATACAGTCCTGCTTGCAAACCTGTAGATAAATTATCAGTGACGTCGTTGTAAGTGATGTTTCCAGTTTCGTCTATGATCAAGCCGCCGTTGCCGAAATGCATTTCATATACGTAGGAATTATTGTTTCCTTGTAACATAGTGGCAATAATCAACGTCATTGTTTCAGGATTAATTGCGTTATGCTTACTGACAAAGACTTCTTGAGTCTTTGGATCCCAAATCTTTACGTGACCATCAATGTTAATATTTGTCGAATCTATCATTTTATTTCCTGTATACTGTATTTAACTGTTTCTTTAACTACTTAGTTAAAGATGGTGCCTTCTCCGGCAAGTTCGCCGCCATAACCAATGTTAATTTCAGTGTCTTCCACTGACAATGTTTCGTCCATGGACAAATTGGTATTTTCTATTAACTGTTTATTAACTGTGGAACTTCGAATTTTATCTCTGTAACTTTTTACACTGGTATAAAAGTTTGAAAATATGTCAATGTCATCACGACGAAGTGTATTCATTTTATCTAAATTTCTGTTTATTAAATTAATGGGTTCTATTGTACTGGACTTTTGCAGCCAATCTACATTAGTTTGTTCGCTTAACACATACCTAAACATGGCGCACATCATTTTAGAGTAGCTGACTTTGTATGTATCTACAAAAAGATTATTTCGCAGTGCTTCTGTTATTGCATAAAATATATTGCAGAAGTCAAAGTCCCAAGGAATGTTAATTGCATTCCATTTAGAGCCATCCCATGTGCCTTTAGGATCAAACAATTCATCGCTGAGTTTAATTGCGCCGCGTTGATTTGTTTTATCAGCAGTTCTATAAACTACTTTGAATCCTCCATCTACATCTTTTTCATATATAGATTTATCTTCCAATACTTTGATATATGAATTCACTGTTACATAAGATGTATAAATTTCAGCCAATTTAGATACAGTCAAAGTTATTTCTTTTGTGGAATCATAGCCCTCGCTTTGATAATCTACTAATGTCCAATATTTTGTCAAGTCAATCGTTTCATCAAACAATATGTATGCTGTTTGATTTAAAATGTCACCCCAATTCGGCAAGGAACTGATATCGACGTTTAATAATAACTGATTTGTTTTTTTAATAAATGTTCTTCTTGCTTCGTAGATATCTCTGAACCATCCCTGTGCATATGGTCTAATAGAATTTCCTAGTTGTGAATATCTATGTAATTTTATCACGTCAGGGATGTTTTTGGTAATATTAAACTCAAACGTATTGCTATCTATATACTCTGCACCGGTTATTAAATGCCACTTTGAGCTGTTAAATGTTCCCGTTGTTTGAGTATGACAAATATAAAAATTAGAATTATATTGCACAATGTCTCTGGGACGATGTGTAGTAGCTGTACTATAATCAACATAATTTGCTGTTGATTTATAGTGTATGCCGCTGGCAATACTGTCTCGGAAGCGTGTGTGTATCCATTGTGGAATAGTTTCTGTGTTATTTGCTTCTGATACAAACAACCATTGTTGATGTTTCTCTTCGCCTTTTAATTTTTTCTTAATTTGAACCACTGTGCTGGAATTATTTAAAAGATGTTCTATGCCCTTGAACATAATACTATTATTGCTAATAGGTGCATACCAGGCCAGGCCTGCGGCACTTGGATTTAATATTATTTTACTCAACTGTTTAGTAGAATAAATTCTCACAGCTTTACTTTCTGGGCTGATAGTATCTTTGTTCTTTACCCAGAAATAAAACACGTTATAAATATTACCGTTGACATAATCTTGTTCTTCAACCCAGTGATAATTATCTTTTCCGGAAGTAGAGTCAACATAAACTTCACCCGAAGCACGTTGGCCAAATGCGGAGCCGCTGGCTTTTACTAAATTATTCCATTGCGTGGGATGCACTGGACTTTTTGTCCATTCATAGATATCTGGAAGTTTACTATCAACAGTAGTTCCCCAATATCTTGCTCTTGTTAGTGTGTCACCACTTTCGTAGTCACTGAACTGAGTCGTACTAGTATCCCACCAGCGATGTCCCACATATTCTTCATACCATCCAAGACTTGCATATGCACTCTTATATTCGTCGGTGGTGCGAGTATATTTTGCAGGATCCACACGATTTATAACTTCTATGTCATCTTTAAATACCTTTGGTAGATACATTTTTCTAGGATCGAATAATTCTAACTTAGCCATGACTTTATTAGAATCATAGTCATAGATTATCAAATGTTCTATGTCACTGAGGTCTAAAGGCAGTGAATCAGTTTTAACCACAGTTTTTCTAATGACATCAGTTTGAATTATTTCGTAGACTTTATAGTTTCCAAAGTCAAAGCTGACATCTCCTTTGTTATTGGCCGCACCATCGTCGATAATTGCAATAGGAAAATCGGCATTATATTTGCTGGGAGTAATTGGTAATGTAAAATTAGTAGTGCCTATTGCGTTGCTGAAAGGATCATATTTTCTCTTCCATGCATACCCATATGTTTCTGCATTTGCGCCTGTGGCAGCATTTAATTCAGCAAGATTTTTAAATCTAATTGGCTTAAATGCAAATACTTTACCCGTAGTGATAGCTTCTGTGACTCTGGTATTAATATAAAATCCAAAATTATTCTCAATGGAATCCACACGCCATATACCATCGACTGTGGAATTTGCAGAGCTTGCGTTAATAATTAATACATAATCACCGGCTTCTACTCTATGAGCAAAATTACAAGTAACTCTAGCTTTACTTACGTCTGTAAGGCCAGCGCATATTTCTGTTACTGCAATATTTCTGTCTATCGTTTGTAACACTTGCCAAGTACCGGGTGTGAACATACTGTTGCCTGTACCCAATAAATTAGGATTGGGCCTATTATAATTTGCAACAAATATGTTGGGCAAAAATGGTTCGTTTATCCGAGTAAATTTATCGCTGTTATTAGTCCATGTATTTGGACTAACCGTAGTTATTGAATAGTACAAGAATCCGTTGTATCGAACCTGCGAATTTTTCTTATAAGATTTATTGGCTGAATATGATTCTATATCATGCAGGTCTGTGAAATTACTGTATAATGCAGGTAGGTCATCTAATATGGCAACACTAAAATTAGTATCTCCTTCGATGATAGGACCGCTGGTTTTTAAATCAGTGTATGTTCTACCTAATGGTTTAAATGTTAAATTTTTTCTATAAGGTCTGTGAACCCATTTCTGCGAGTTATCAGTGATATAGTGAATATAAGGACTTACTTTGTCATCATTATCGGACACAAAACTAATGACCTGTGGATTACGGGACAAATCATCAGATGCTAATTCAAATTCATAAAATTCAATATTTTTAGTATTTCCGAACTCACCTATGCGTACCATGTATTCTTCCAAGGGCAAGGTTGAACTTCCGTCACTGTGAGTCAGTGGCTCCAGGCCAGCGAATACCTGCTTGGTGCCTTTTGTATAAGTAATTGCATTTTTAAACAGCGTCTCTGTTTCTTCTTGTAAAAACAATTGACGTAATTCTGGATTTCTAGTTAAGCCAAATTGGGCTCTGCTAGCAGCCAGTATTGTTTTATCATCGACGACATTTTCTATATCTAATAGATTTCTTCCAACTTCAGAGAATGTGTCATAGTTAGGAATAATAGAATCATCGCTGACAACATATCCAGGAACAAAATATTTCCCATCCCATGCTTGACTCTTTTTGCCGCCTATTACAAAACTACGCTTGGTTGTACACTGATCCGGCAGGAAGTATATGTCATTAAACACGCTGGTGGAATCTAAGTGTACAACGGATTCATAGGTAGCAAATGTTAATTTAATGCCATAAACTGGATTACTAGTATCCTTGGTTTTGACTGTGATATCATCACTGCGATCAACTAATAAGTCTTTACTGAACAATGGTTTATTTTTGCGGTCTACACATTGTCCAACATTTTCGTTGGTGCCTTCTAAATTTTCTAATTGTCCTTGTGGCATTGTCAATACAATACCAGAAGCCGCGGGATTTAAATCAATGTAATTACCAGGAGCAATGACCTCATTACTCCAATATATAAACTGACTTGCACTCAACTGCCAGTTGCGTAGATCGTAGGATTCAACTTCTTCAAACTTAAATCCTTGACTTTCTAAATATTTTCCGTAGCCAATAATGATGTCATATATTTCTTGTCTGCTGACAAACTCTTGTCCGTAGGTCATCGATGCTAGTTCATTACTGTATACATTTTTTTCTTTAACTACAACATTACCTATAGTTTTAGCAGTAAGGGCGCTGTTTGTTGCTGGAGTAAGATAATTAAAATATCCTTGTTCGTTGGCAAATCCGTGAATAGAATATGATGTTCCGTTCCAAATTATTCGCATTGCAGAATAGAATATTTCTCTATCTGAATAATGTTTAATCAATCTAACTGCGTAATTTTCTTCGGGTACAAATAATGTCTTGCGTTGACTTGCAATACTTGTACTTTCAATTCTAATATTATTTTTATTACTGAATCCGCTTAATAAGAATTCTTTGTTAACTATTAAATTGTTAAATTTATCTATGACAGTTGATTTAAAATCACGGTTATTAAGCGCACAGAATTCTGCATACAAACTTTCTATACCAGCAGTATATGTTATGACTCCGTCGACAACTTTTCTATGATAGTTGTGTTCGATGTTACATGTTTGCCAAAAATTACTGGTAGAATCTAATTTAATTCCCCATTTGTTGGTTGTTACTTGTCCAGGTACCCAGTTTGTATTGACATATCTAGCGGGACTGGCTAAGAATTTTAATTTAACTTCTGCGGCCGAACCTCTTTGAGTATTAAGGAACACAGTTTCGAATGGGCCTTGCTGTCCTACTACCCAACCATTATCTATCAGTGACACTGCATCTAACCATGATAATTCTGACGGGGCAAGCAGTGAACCATCAAGAGCCACAGGAAAATCCTCCGGATCGTTGACATTGTTTACTCTAGCAAAGAACGGATTAGTCTTGGGCTGTGCTGGTGTTCCAGTGTTTCCTGTGCGTAAAGCCTTTTCCAATGCTGTTCTCTTAACTGTGTCAGTCCAAGAGTAATGAGTATCCCACCACGTTGGCTTTAAAGTATACCCCAGCATTTCCCAAGGATGTGTATGAGGACGATCAGTGTCGTACAAATATTTATAAACTGCTCTCCAGGAACCAGTCATTGTTGTAGCATCGTCTCCGCTGCCTAGTTGATAGATGTAGGTAAAAGGATCAGATTCTTCGTAGGCGTCATTGGACATTGTGAAAATATTATTTTCTGCCATCCACGATAAGACTTCGCTGTTAACTACAGTTCTTATTTCTGACCATGTGTATCTGCCTGATCTAAAATAACCTGGTTGATCTTCCAGCAAAGAAGCATTGCTGTTATTTTCTATGTCATATGCAATACTTGACCACACAGCTTTTTCATATTCAAATAATAACTTTTCAATGGTGTTGTTTGGATAATTGTTTTCGTCTACACCATCTTCTAAATATAAACGTGTGCCATCGTGTCTGCATAAGAAATATTTTGTATCGGCATAGCTTGTGTCTGCATAAACTTCAGGCTGATAAACTGAGCTCAAGCCGATTTTTGCCAAACTGGCAGGAATCTTAGAATTAAATTCATCAGTCCATTGTCTAATAGTTACTTCTGTATTGGCAAATTTATTATCCAATACAATACTAGTATAATAGTCTTCTGACGACAACAGTGTATAATCTACACCACGTGTCAATAGTTTATTATCAGCAATAATATGTAGTATAGTTTCTTTGCCAGCGGCATGATCGATTAAACTTAATCCATTGTTGAGTGGTATTGTAAAAACGTTAGTGATTGTTATTTTTTTCTCAACATAATTAATAGAATTACCCCAGCCCAGCATGTTACTATGGTACCAGAAATTTTCATTATTAGTTTGATTTAAAAAGATGTTACTGACCGCTAAATTTAGAATATTTAAACTAGACATAACAGATATGTCATTTTTGTTTATAACTTGTTGTAGTTCAAATGTTAACTTATTTAAAAATGAGTCGTAGTGCTTGCCTTGTTTAATAATGATTTCACTGAAGTCATAGGGCAAGTTGGTTGCAACAATTGCCGCTTTTGCCAACGGGCTATTATGTTTTAATAATGTGCCTCCGCCTATGCTAGAGACAATCAACGAAGGATCAGTTTGCAATGCTTCTTTTGCATTTGAAGCATTTGACTTTAAATTAATTGTATGTTGATACAGCGAATAATAATTAATAACATCGAGTTTAGCGTTCAACGGATTCGTAGTTAAACTTAGCGGAGCTGTTTTACTCACTGGATTGGATATCAAAGTATCCAAACAAATCTTATCTCCATATTTTGATTTTTGGTTTAATATAGGTGTAGAGATCAATTGCTGATAATAACTCAACGAACCGTCTTCTTGAGTTATATCGCTGATGGTATAATCATAGTTTTCGTAAATCGGATTAGTTTTGTCTCGCAGGTAAGCAAATTGTAAAAATCTCCATTTATTTACAGGACGAATAATTGCTGATTTAGTTATGCTGTTGGCTGTCCAGAATAATCTAGTATTGTCTATGTTTAATATATTATCGATATAATTAGAATCTTCTAAAATACTAGCGGACAGATCTAATTCAATGACGCCATTGCTGGTTCCGTTATTAAAGCAATATGGTTCTTCTAATAATACAGATCTAGAAATATTATCTATTATTTCTGTTCGATAAAAAGTTATTGAGTAAGGTAAATCATGACAAACTATTTTAAAATTGCTGCCAGATATTAAAGGTATAACTTGTTCAAGATTGTTGAATCCTCTTTTACTAGAAAATCTAATTAAACCGTGGCCTTGTACATTAAAATAGAATTTTAACTTTTCTGTTTCGTCATAAAATATATGAATGGAATCAAATCCGTCGGCAGTGGGAATTATCTCCTTGCTCCACTGAGTTTCTGTATTATCATCATAGAACAGATCTTGAGTTTGCCTTGTAATATCCAAACCTCGTCGAGGCTGATAAAATGATATCGCAGAAGCCGACAAAAATTTGTAACCATACGGCCCTTTAATTTGTATTTCTTCTCCTGTAGTTTCATCATTATAGGAAAACATTTTATCTATATCAGTTGTAAACTTTATTTGATTGGGACTAATGTTCAGTGAATTATTTTCATTAATTATATCAAAATCGATGCTACTAACTTGGATGCTTCTGGCCAATGTGTAATCATAGACCGGGCCCGAAGCAAAGTCGAGGATAACTCCTCCATGATAATCAATTTCATTAAATGTTTCTAAGTGAACGTCATCACTAGTATAAAATTCAAATCTAGGACATTGATTCTTTGTTGTTTTATTCTGTGCAAACTGCCATCTGTTATTTTTATAAATTAATCTATAGTAATTAATATTAGAATTGACTACAACTAACGCACCATCACCTGTTACGGTCGTGGTTGTTTGTACAAAACTTGCATTTGTGCTGGGATTAGAAACTGTATAAATTCCAGGACTGTTTTCAAACACTAGTCTATCGCTGTTGACCAATGTGTAACCATACAAATCTTTAATACCGGCTTTTCCTATATAATCTGAAACTTCACCAGTAAGAATTGTCGACACGGTTGTTCTTAAGTTATTGGGCCAATTATAAAGTTTTGTGTATCTATTAAAAGTAATAATTGGGCGTTTTGCTTTATTATCTTCAGTTACAATGTCACTAACAGAAACATCTAAAAAATCTGCTACAGTTTTAATTAAATTAATATGATACCAATGATCTATTACACCCCAGTGATTTTCATTGGCGATATATTTGTCCATGGTTATATATTCTGGTTCTGAGGTAACAATTTGACTTCCATCCCATAGCTCGCTGTCCCATTTAATAGCAGGCGCATCGACTAATGGGTCTGACTTGTCCCATGGACGTTTCTTAAGATAACTGTTGGGGATTCTTTTATCTATATTTGTTGTTCTTAATAAAGAAATACTTTCTCCAGCGCCCAGAACAAAATAAGTTTTTGGGTCGTCTATATCATTTGTTTTATAATCCGAATCAACAAAGCCAGTAAAGTAAACAACCATGCCGTTTTGTAATGCCAATGATTTACTCAGTATAACTTTTTCACCATCTAAATAACTATCAGAAATTATAGTAACAGTTGGTTTTCCTAGTATATCGTCTACTACAGAAAATTTGTTTCCACCACCGCCTGCTTGTACAAAATGCAGTCTCATCGCTGGTAAATCATTGGCAACCCAATAGTATAAGTGATAGTCAGATAGTCTTCTTGAAATGATTGGCAAGTCTACAATATTGATGTCCTTGTCTAATTGAATGCCGTCTTTTAATTCCAAGCCTTTTACTCGGAAATAATTTTCAATGTCCAAGTAACTTGCTTTACCTAAATAAGAATCTTCGTTGTCCTTCATAACAAGCATGTTATTAGCTTGACTTTCTCGGCGAACTTCATTGTTTTCTACGGTAAAGAATTCAGTGACACCGTTGGTAGCAGACCTCAACCCCAGTGTTTCTTTAAAGTTAGATAACTGACCTTTGCTGGTCATTAAATCTAAACTAGAGTCTAACATTTTCTTGTTAGGCTCAGTGACAAATATCTGCGGTAAAAGGTTTACATTTTTAACCTTTTTAGCGGCTATTTCTGCTGGCTTTTTTGTTTGCTTGCTCATCGACTGATCCTAATGTTGCTGTCTGTAATTTCACTAATAACAACAATGTCGCTGACTCCTGCGACACTTGTTACGACTTCATTGCTGTCTGGTTGTATTTGAAATAACGTACCAAATCTACTTTCTGCACTTATTGGAACTATGACAACACTGTTGAGTTCTGTTTTTAGTGCAGTATGTATGTATGCGGCTAATTCCGTGAAGTAAAAGATTTCTCCAAAGCCAAAGTTACCTGGAGTAAAGAAAGTATCGATTGCATCAATGACTTTACTTTTAATTTCACTGTCTGTTAGTTTTGTCTTAAGACTCTTGACCACTTTGAACTGCGCTTGGAATTCCGGGTCGGCAAGTGTTCCGAATAATGGTTTAAACTTAACTGGATGAAAAATTATTTCATCTGTGATCATTTTATATTCAACTAGATTTGCAAAGTTGTCTCGTAGTTCTTCAGTGGTAGGAGGCAACGGTGCAACAATATTTGAATCATTTTTCTTTTTCCATGATACATAATCATCATTATATGTTTTAGTTAAAACATACGCATCTATGATATTAGTTAAACTAGGATTCAACGTTTGATCAATATTGGTGTTGTGTTCCCATTTAAATGCCAAGTTCATTTTACCATTGACTGTATCTAAAATTTGTTCTGGGGTTGATAATTCTGCAGGAATCTCATACGAGAAGTCACCTTCTTCATAGTTAATTAACACAATTTCGCTGGCGCCTATGATAACATTAAAATGGTCTGGATCATCTGGCAAAAAGTCATTGTCTAAATCCAATGGAGTTACTTTGACTTTACTATTATCAGTATATCCGTCATCGTAGACATAATATCCGCTGATGCGATATTTCTTGAGTACTGATAATTTAGAACCAGAGTCCAATGTAACTAAACTGATGTAATCATTGCTAACTGATTTAAAGTTAGGATTAAACGTGGCTGCAAAATTGATGTTATAAAAACGAATCAATCCTTCACTGCCAAATACATAGTCTAACTGACGACTAGTAATAGTCCAGCCATTGCTTTCTCGCGTTACATTTAATATCCAGCCTGTGCTGTTGCTGTTTGAATTATAATTAGCAGTTGTATTCACTGGTGTAGTTATTATAGTCCACTTGGGAGTTAAGTTGTCAAATTTTAATGCAAACGAAACTTTTTCTTCTAATTTTTCAATAATCAATTCTCGTGTGACAGTATCAAATACTCTGGCAAATGGCGGTAATATTTCAACAAGCCGTTCAGTGTCTGTGACAGATGCGTTAATTTCCACTGGACCATGGCCATTAGATAATAAACCTGTATAAACATAGTCAATGTTTTCTATACCAAGTCCATCGCCTCGAATATCAGACACAGTGACCCAGCGAGTATCGCCTGTATCGTTCTTTAATTTAATTAATGATCCAGGACGCATTGTTCGTAACTCGCCGCCTGTAGTGAATCCCAGTTTCATAGGAACTTTGGACGCCAAAGATTCTGATATAAAGCCGTTACTCGAAGTTAAATCGTTGTATGAATATCTCCAACGATAGTCACTGACTTTAAATGCCTGCGATCCACTGGCATGTGACGCTTTGCTTGTTCCCTGCTGTGCTCGACGCACTCCTGTGAATGTATTATTAACAATGTTAGTATATGTAAACAATTCATTATCTATTTGTAACATGCCGCCGTTGATGTCAAAATTATCAAATGCGTTCAGTGTATTAATACTTTCTACTGGAATAGTTATAATAGTAGATGTTGCATCTATAGCATCGACTGTGGTTGCATAATATATTGTTTTTTCTAATCTTACACTGGGAAAATATTGTGTACTAGCAGTGCCAGTGACGTTTGATAGATTTAACTTGCCGTAATAAAAGTTTAGTAATCCAATGTCTGCCAACTGTTTTTCAATGTATTCGTCTAATAAATCAACTGAACGACGACTTGCATCATCGGCAATATATGTGTTCTTAGTCAGTTCGTCTTTGTACATGTAACCATCATCGCCGAATTCGATTAATGGACGGCTCTTGCCTGTGGGGTCGCTCAAATCCACATAACGACTGTGTCCACTGAACGTGCGATTTTCAGCTTTCATAATCAGCACATCGCTGTTTAATGTGGGTAAGAATCCATTGTAGTCATCGCCAGTGACCATTCTATTTTTACTGTAAAACGCTTCAGGTGCATTACGTTTGATTTCATCAACTGTTTCACTGGGTAGACCAGTGATCATGTTGTCTTGTAGTTCCAAGGTTATTGTCAACGTCTGCGCTTGATTATTGGCATTGGCATAACCAATGTTGAAAGTAATATTATTTACGTCGCCTGCTTTAACTCTTACGAAATCATTTTCAGCAATTCGATACCAAACTTTTATCTGTCCTGTTGGGACATTAGTAAATGAACCATCGCCAAATTTAATACTTGTTATGTCGGCATCGCTGTAAATTACTTCGTACAAATCTCGTTCGCTGCCGTTGTATTCATTGAGCACAATATTAGAGAAGTTTAAGTCGCCAACTTTTTTCCATGATTTTAATATTGTACCTGTGTCGTCTATCGATTGCACATAAAAATCTTCTTCACTGATATTTCCTGTGTTGGGAATGTCGATGACTAAATTAGCACTAGGACTATAAATTTGTTCTACAATACTAACCAATGTTCCCTGTTTGACCAAACAGAAAAAACCAGTTTTTGTACTGCCCACACCCTTGCCGTCATTTCTATACATGACACTGAATGCACTGTCTAAATTCGGTTCGGACTGAGTTAGTATACCGTCTGTGCTGATATCAATCGGTAATATATCGAAAGTTAAATTTAAACCATCTACGTTTCCACCAATAGAGTAGTTTGTTAATAACTCTGTACCTAAATTATTAAAATTATAAACTTCAAATAAATTCCCTGTGTCAGTATTAGTACTTCTTTTTGTGGGTGTACCAAACTGATTGTTGGAATTAAATGCCGCGTTCATTACTTTAATGAAACGCTCGTATTCTAATTCACTGGGATCTGCTCCCCACATAATTGTCTTATTAGATAAATTTACACCGCTACTGTCTAATATAGACTCTGACGTGTTAATTGCAACAACTTTCATAAAGCCCTGTGCTGGACGAACACGCTTGGGTTTATATGAAAGCATACGTGCAATACGCAGTACACTTTCACGTTTTTCTGCTGTGTCTAAAATATTTTCTCTTGCATTTAAATCCATGCGGAATGCTAGATTTTGACCTACATAAGCAACCAAGTCCACTAATGCAATAAATTCGCTGTTTTGTGTATAATCGTTGAACTCTTCAGGGTAGTTGAATTGCACATAATTAATCATCGACTGACGTAGTGTGTCAAAATCGTAGCTACGGAATTCTGCATTTTTAAAACTAGAATATACTACTGTCCAGTCTTCTGCTCCGTATAAGTTTTCTTGTCTAATTGCCTTTGGCATAGTTTATCCTTTTATCCGATTTCTCGTTCTGCGGTCAAGTTTCTGTTAAACACCGCTACTAATTCTGTTTCTGTTGCTGTGGGAACATATCTCAAAATAATAGTTACTATAATTGTATGTTCGTTGTCTACTATATCTATGTCCAATAAATCTAGTCTAGGATCTTTGGTTACAATACGCAGACAATCTGTTCTAATAGCATCTATAGTTTCGTCAGTTAATGGATCAAACAACAGATCCCAAACAATGCTTCCGAACTCAGGACTCATTACTCGTTCACCTTTGCGAGTATAGAACTCGTTAAGCAAGTCGCGTTTTGCAAGGTTAATATCGTAGAGTTTGAAATTTCCCCACGTTTTATCAACAGTACTGTAACCTTTGAATTTTCTCATACATGTATTTATTATAGAATAATGTATGTAGATAACGAGTCAACAAAAAAGGCACATAAAGTGCCTTTTTGTTATCCTGTTGCTATCAGCTTACTGTCATAGCCCAGATATTCTGCCCAGGCAGGGTCTCGCATTTGATAAGGGTTGTTTTGTTTGACAACTTTGACCATTTGCCAGTAATTTGGCTCTTTGGGCTTGGACAACGGCTCTATTACTTTGGCGCCTTTAAGCCAGTTACATGTGCCGCAACAGGTGACTAAATTACTCCAAGAACTGTTACCACCTTTGCTTTTAGGCGTGACATGATCCAGAGTCAAGTCTTTGGCTTGGAACTGATCTCCGCAGTATTGGCAGGTATAGTTATCCCGTAGATAAACCATTTTACGGTTAAACAAAACCTTGTTTTTTGGTCGTACATAACGCTTGGTCATAATAATGCTGGGCACTGGAATTGACAGCTTTTGACTATGAACTACCCAATCATCATATTCTTTGATCACTGAAACTTTGTTTAAAAAAGTAAGTTTGATAGCCATGGTCCAATCAACAACGCTGGGCGGCAACATCGACAACGGAGTGCCGTCGCTGTTTAGTAGTAGTGTATCACTCATATTTTTATTTAATCTTATAAATCGGCAGGCTGTAAAAATAATTATACAACATTAAATATGTATTGTCAACTATGACAATTTTTAAGGAGATTGAAATGGACATCGACTCACTGGAACATCACATCAGAACTGTGGACAATCGACACACCCAAGTGGCAAGACAAATCGAACAGGCCACAGCCCAAACATCTTGGGACGAATATCAAGTAGAAACACTTAAAAAAGAAAAACTCAAACTCAAAGACGAGCTAGCTGTGCTTTACCGGAAACGGCATGAGCTTATGCAAGAACATCACTACGAATAATTGACACAAATTCGATAATATTGTATAATACTTGCTTGTACCACAACAAGCGAGTATTTTATGAATGTAGCAAATTACAAACAAAAGTATGCAAAAACGGGTTCAAGTAAATTAGTTTTTCTCAAAAAAGATAAAATTAATAGCACACACAAATGGGTAGAGTATGCGTTAGATATTGTAGATATGTCTTCTATGTTAATGCAAACAAATAATTTAAAAGACAAATATACATTAATGGATGCGCTAGACATAGCACAACGTAAAAAAGATTGGCACTATCGCCAGGAAAACTTTCGTTTGCAAGATGCCATGCGTATTTTTGAGGCAGCAAAACAAATTGCCAAAAAATAATTGACACAGAGTCTCTATGCTGTTATAATATGACATAGAGACTTTTTTTGGAGACAACATGTCCGATCCCTGCTATTATGTTATCAGTAGTTTAGAAGACCACAATCTTCGCACTAACAAAGAACAAATTATCCTGGCTCAAGCAGAAGCAGGTAACGATGAATTTTTTCATGGCTGTCGTCTTGCACTAGACAGTACAATTACATTTGGTATCAAACAAGTTCCAGAACGCAGTGGTCCTGATGGCCGGGGAGTAGATTGGGATTCATTTACCCTAGTACTCACTGGTTTTGTTACTCGTCAAATCACTGGCAATCTTGCTCGAGATACCATTGACCAATTAATGTCTAACTGTACTAATGCACAATGGAACGATTGGTATCGTCGTATCCTTATCAAAGATCTACGCTGTGGTCTCAGCGAAAAAACAATTAACAAAGTAGTGGAGAAGAAATATGCTGATTATGCTATTCCTGTTTTTGGTTGTCAGCTTGCTCACGATAGTGCTAACCATGAAAGCAAAGTCACAGGGAAGAGATTTATCGAAGTTAAACTTGATGGTGTTCGTGTTATCACTATTGTACACCCTGATGGCCGTGTCAATATGTTTAGTCGCAATGGCAAAGAGTTTGTCAATTTTCCACATATAGCAGAGCAGTTTGCCGCTATTGCAGACACATTATTAGAGCCTTGGGTATTTGATGGCGAGATCATGAGCAGTAGTTTCCAGGACTTGATGAAGCAGGTGCATCGTAAAAGTGATGTACAAGCCGAGGATGCTGTGCTACATTTGTTTGATTGTATTCCTTTAGTTCATTTTGAACGGGGCATTTGGAATGCTACACAAGAATTCCGTAGTAATCATTTAACAGAGTTCGTGCTTCATCATCAAGATTCATTGCCTAATATGACAATGGTGGGACAAGAACTTGTAGATTTGGACTCTGAAGCAGGACAACGCAAATACAAAGAGATCAATGCACTGGCCATCGAAGGCGGCTATGAAGGCATTATGATCAAGGATCCTATGGCTCCTTATGAATGCAAGCGAAGTCATGCTTGGTTAAAACTAAAGCCTTTTATTGAAGTAAGTTTGGAGGTACAGGGTGTTGAAGAAGGTACAGGACGAAATGAAGGACGATTGGGTGCGCTCATATGCAGTGGAAACGACGGAGGCAAGTTTATTCAAGTTAATTGTGGTAGCGGGTTCACTGATAACGACCGCATTGACTATTGGACTAGTCGTAATACACTTTTTGGAGCAGTGGTTGAAGTAAGAGCAGATGCTGTCACACAGAACCAAGACGGCACATATAGTCTGCGATTTCCTAGATTTCTACGCTTCCGCGGATTTGAAGCAGGAGAAAAATTATGAACAAGAAACTCGAGATTGATTTTGAAACCGCAGATCGAATTGCAGTAATTGTGCTCAAGGAACAGCGCCAGTACCTCAAGAAAGAACTAAAAGATTTTAAAAAAGGTGAATACTTGCACCCCGAAGATGTTGTGAATAATACTCGCGTAGTGCAGGCTTTAGATACTGTAATTAAACATTTTGGTGGCTAAAGTTTTTAACCTGGAGAAAAACTATAATGGGAAATCAAACTGATTACTTTGAAAAAAATGGATATATGCCAACATGGTACCTCGGAGACCGAGTGTTTGGTTATTGGAATAAAATTCCATTTATCGGAACAGTTGGTAACGACACAGTAATCAATCACACAGAAGGACCACGTATCAGTGTGCATTTGGATTTGCCCATCAAGTTTGACAAACAAATACATCATGTTATAATAGTAAAACACAGGGATATTAAGGCCTTGCGTGAATACACAGATTAACGAACTGTATAAGGAAATATATGTATAAAACAATGTACAAAGAAGTTGAAGTAGATGTTGACTTGTCAGACTTTGAAACTGACGATTTGATTGAAGAATTAGAGTTGCGCGGAGCTGGTGCTACAGACTACGGCGATGGCAAAGATATCTTGATGTCTATCTATGAAAAGCGCAGATTGGGCCAGGACTATCAAACAGAACTTGAACAACTAATTTGGTTAGGTCTCGGCAAGTTTGTATGATAGCTATTACTATAGCTATACAAAATCCCAGTTTTCGAGATTGGAAGAGTTTTAAGAATATTCGTAATTGGTCCAGTGATACTCCTTTTAAAAATAAGTTCTGGGAGTTCGAGCTGATAAAGAATGGTTGCATTGTTGAGATTGACTTTACTATAAAAACTCGATGCGATCATGCCGGAGTCACACTACGTCTGGGATTGTTCGGCTACAGTTTTAATGCAAGTATATATGATAACAGACACTGGGACTATGAAAAGAACAGATACGTGATTTATGACAATCAAGGAGAGAGATTATGAAAAACTGGATACGAACAAAACTACATAACTTTATATGGCCAGAGCAAGAAGCATCAAGGGATCCTTATGGCAGCGATATAAAAGTGAATTCTATTACTAGTGCTAGACATCACGGTCATAGTACATTAAGCAGTGCAACAGAACCTTTGAGATTTACAATATACAATGCTTCAGGAGGCAAAATTGTCGAAATCAGTCACTACGATCAAAAAACAGATCGGAACAATACGAGCTTACATATTATTAACAATGACGAGGATTTTGGAGAAAGCATTGGAAAGATTGCGTTCATCGAACTCCTTAAAAAAGGATAACATGCTTACTGAAAAAGAAATTGGTTCAATACTTGCCGCACAGTTGATGAGTACTGTGAGAAATGATGAGTATGCTTATGTAAGTGAAGTCAGCACACATTACTCTCATTTGAAAGATCCGGGCAAAAAGATCATGGCAGAACTTGTAGAACTAATGTTTAGTAAAGCTGTTGAACTCAATACACAACGCAGACAACAAGACGCTGAACAACTTGTAATGAATAATCTTAAAAAATGATAAAAAATATTCAATCTTTAGAAACTACTGGCTATTGTGTTATAAAAAACTTTATAACCGATCACGAGCTTAATATATTAATAACTAATTATAATAGCAATCGGGTGAATATAGTAAACAAAAATTATTCGGTCAATTCGGTTAGCAACGACACTGTGGCTACGTTGTTTCCAAAATTAGAGCAACTAGCCAAGACAGTGTCTGAACATACATCTACTAAAGTAGACATGTTGACTGATGATTGTGCATTTCCAGACAACGGTAAAATTAATTTTGGATGGCATCAAGAACACGAATCTTATTATAAGTTTCAGCAACTACATAATTATATTAATTTATATATTCCTATTATCAAACAAGAAGCGACAAGATCAGGGCTTGCTGTCGTTCCAGCGGATAGACTCAGAGCCTCTGTTCCTAATGACCAATTTCAGATGATGTCCCGTGGTGCGGCACATTATTCTTGCACAGAAAATCAAAGCATTTTACACGACGATGTATTCGATGAGAAATTTAATATAAGCGTTAATCTCGACAAGATTAAACATATTCCAGAAATACTACCCGGGGACCTGCTAGTTCTGAGGGGAACTACAATACATAAAACACAAGATACGGATACGCACAGGGTTGCTGTGAGCATACGTTTAACTTCAAGTTTTGATAAAATTAATAAAAATATTCTACTGGCCGGCGGCAAAACTAAACAGAGATACATGTCTAATAATTCAAAAATTTATCAAAACATGCATAATTTCTTTGATTCAAAAAATATTGAAGAAACTTCTGCGTATGAAATGTTTGGCGAATTTCATAATAGAATCAAAAAATTATCGGAAAATATCAATTGAAAAAATGTTTAACTTGCCGACAAGAATATTCAATTCTCTGTGATTACAATCAAGGACGATGTCCTCTTCACAGACCTATAATTAATTCCCACTCATTGAGATTTTATAACCTTTTTCAAAGTATTAAAAATGTATACAACAAGCTCAGGTCCAAAAATTAAAACATATTTACAAGACTCTAATGATTTTCATTTTAGTCCGGATGGTATTTCGTTAGTGCCCAGAGCGGCATTTCAAATAAATTCGCAATGTCCTGACTCCTACAAAAGAATAATTTTAGAATGTATTAACAATGGATGGCTAACTAGAGTTGCCCATCAACCTGTACACGAACACTTTATGGAAGAACTGTCAAAATGACAAACCCTTTTAGAGACCAAGAAAAATTTATGACTGCTTGTGATCAAACAGTCGACAAGTTCAATGAACTTCAATATACTATGTATATTAAGTTAATCAATGAAGAACATCAAGAATTATTAGAAGCTACTCTAGTAGAGGATAGAGTGGAACAACTAGATGCATTGATTGATATTTTAGTTGTTACAATTGGTGCTATTCACAGTGCTGGATGGGATGCCGAAGGTGCCTGGAAAGAAGTTATGAAAACAAACTTTGCCAAAATTGATCCAACTACCGGCAAAGTTCACAAACGTGAAGATGGTAAGGTTCTCAAGCCCGATGGTTGGACTGCTCCGGAACTGGCACAGTTCTTAAAAAATTAATAAGGCCACGGGCCTCGTTGTTTCCTAAGGACCTGCGTTATATCGCCCGTTAAAGAATTTGCTTTAATAACAGAATTAGTTGGAAAACTTAGACCTGGCAAAGTACTTCCAGTTTGTGCAAGATAGCTACTACCAAGAGCAAATGCCTGCTGTGGAGTAACTGAATTACCAGTCTGCTTGTTAAGCTGGTCTTTACGTATTAACTCGTTGGACAGTGACAATCCTCGATTAATTACTTGTTCTTCTGTGGCAATGTTGCCGTAGCTGTTGTTTGCCATTATTGCGGCTTCTTGTATTCTTCTCGGACGATCCCTTTCATCCGCGGCAATGAAGCCAGCGGCCCTATCCCATTCACCATTTTTATACATACTAGTTAGGTCAATCTTTTCACCTTTGACATAAGCATAACTAGCATTGCCGATTTGATTTTGATAACTTACTAAACTGTCAAATGCGTTTTGCGGAAGTTTACTCACTCCTGCTCCGGACAGCATTGTTTTGACACCTGATTCATTCTTTGTTAAATCATTGGCAAATAGTTGATTGGCTTTATCAGCAGTTACACCGTTTGTAAATATTTCAGGATTTGTAAATTTATCATTTCCGTTAGCTCTAGCGAGTCTTGCTTTAATTATAGGATCATCTCCGGTATACGGTTTTGCATTAGGATCATTTAAACTATTAATTGCTCGATCTATCGAGCTTACATTTCCACCAGAGACAAATGGTGAAGTTAAAGAGTTTAGTACTGCAAGACCTTTTGCTTCTGCTTGAGTTGTAGCCATGCTAGCACGGATCAATGCGTCAGATAGTTGCGAACGCTGTATTTCTGCATTTTGCCTGTTTAATTTGTCTGTTTCTGTATCTGTTTGGCTGGGATTTGAAGCAGGAACATCTGATACTTTGCTGGCAAACCCTGCACTTTGGCCTTTACCGTCATCGTGATTAACTGGAGAATATCCATTATTCTCTTTTATCTTTGCCTGTGCTTGTTCACTAGTAGTTGCTTCGCTTACATCTACTTCAGTGTGTTCATGTGTTTGTATATTAATAGGCAGACCTTGTTCATTTTCTTTAGGTTGCCGCGGAGTCTGTGCAGGCGCCGGATCTTTTTGCATTTGTTGATTTCCTGTGCCCACAGGATTTATACTGCCACTGTGACCAAACCACGGTTCATGTTCAGGAACCGTTGTACAGATACTGGTTGTTACACCTTGATTGACCACCAACGAATTTAATGTAAATGCCGGAGTAGATGCGGCAGTTGGGCCATTCATATGAATAACTCCCGCTGTTTCATAATGTGCTATCGAACTATTAATATTACTAGTTGATCCGCTGGTAATCACAGTGTCTTGACCTGCCAGTGTTTGTAAATTATTTCCTGCTTCGGCCTGCACGTTTGCGCCGGCTTTAATGTTAACATCAATGCCAGCTTCTATGTTAATACTTTTATCTGCGTACAGATTTAAATTTTCTTGCGTGTGTATGCTTATATCTTTACTGCCGTAGATATGTATTCTACCATCTGCACTGAGTTCCATCCAATTTTCGCCAGCCTTGCTGATAATATAAACGTGGCCGCTGGTGTCATCTAATAATAATTGAGTGCCACTAGTAGTGCGAAGCCTAATTAATTTACTATTACCGTCCTTGTCACCGTCATCCATGACAAATTGATGTTGCCCTGGAGTTAGTAATCCAATTACCTTACTAGGAGTTTCTCTAGTAGCACTACTAGTTGTTGTTCCTCTAATAGTGTCACCTTCGAGACCTTGTTGCTTGAGAGCATTGCTCATTGGCTTGTGCTCTACATATTTTTCTAAATCAGGATCGCTGTCTTTTCTATTTTTTGGCGCGGCCGGTTTGTTTTCTCCTGTCCAAGTATTTTTAGCAGGGATACCAGGAATACTAACCTGTGTGCCTCGTTGAAATAAACAAGCAAACCAATATCCTTTGTCTAATTTTCCTGCGGCAAAACCCACTAATACCCTAGCATCTAAATCAGGAGGTACTGCCCAGAATCCGTAGCTCTTTATAGTATCTTCATATTCTTTTACATTAGTACCTTGATCATAAATGCTAGTCGATCCGCCAAATGGACTGGCATAACTCACACCTATCCAACTAGCCTCGACTTCAGGATCTCCTCCAAATTCTTCGATCCATACCTGTAGTCTTCCCATGTGTTGTGGGTCATCATTTTTCTTAACAATGCCGACATATATACCAGGACTATTAGCAACACCTTTATTATTAGTATTGCCAGAGTAATTTTGTGGGACTTTTTTCTGTCCGAATGGATTCATTGGACCTGTCATTTAAATACCCCCTCTTTTTGATTTTTTAGTAATATAATCACCGGCTTTGCCTTTCCAATCGCTGGGTAATAATAATCTATCCTGACCCTGATTGCCAAAAGACGGCACACCGATGCCAAAGTTATAATACTCTGTAGTTGCCTTAACACCATCATTGAATGTTTCGTACTTATTATAAGTTCCGGTTTTGACATCGAATCCTAGGCCGCTGGGATTGTTAACGGCGGCTGGGCCTGGACGCTGAGTATTATTACGTTTCCAATCTTCTAATCCTCCGCTGCCGCTTTTTTGTAGTGCTTCTGCTGTCAGTGTTTCTGCTGGATACGGTTTATAATTAGAAATGCCTGCATCAGCATATGCTTCAATGGCTAATTTATTAGTATGTTCAAAATGAGCTTTTGTCTCGGCAATATATTGTTCTTTTGCCTTTGAGTATGCCATGTCTTTAGTTACTTGTGGCGGCGTTTCTGTTAAGGAGTGTGCATTTGCTACCGGATCATTTACAACTGGGGGTGGATTATTTGCAATTTTTTCTCTATAGCTATTTAAAGCAGTTAGTACAGGCCCAGACGAGTTGTTAGCATCACCGCGAACAATACCAGCGGCTCCCATACCTTCTTTACCGGATAAATTATCTCTGGCGGCATCACCATTTCGTTCTCGTTTTGCCTGTTCTCTTAATTCGGCAACTTTGTCTGCTTCCCTCACATCACTGTTTATTGCACTTGTCATAAACTGTTCAAATGTAACTTCACCTACTACCCCCTTGGGCAATATATAACTAGGTATAGTAAGATCTTTTCGTGCTTTTAGTTTTTGTGTCCATTTACCTTCTTTAAAAGAATTCGTCACTGACCAAACTTGATAGATTCCGAGAATTTGATCTGTGGTATTAAACAGCATTGTATCATTGTTGTCCCAGTCTGTTGTAGGAGCTTGACTGTTAAAATAAAATAAGTTGGCACCTTTATAAAATTGTGCTTGGCCGTAGTCGCCCCATGCATTGACCCTGGTTCCCCAGTCTGGATCTAAACTTGGCATGTTGTCTTCGATCAATGTTTTAATTTGTTCGTCATTGCTACTGGAAAACTCTATTTTTTCTAACTGGTTTTTACCCACTAACATAACGTTGGGCATTCCCAACCAATAAGGATCTGCTATTATTTCCAACTCCATGTCGATTAAATCTCTCGGCGCTAACAACACAGTAAAGATTTTTTCCATGAGCTTTTCGTTTTCTGCTTTTGCAATATCTATGTCTTCTCCGATTACATCCGGTTCCATTCTAGGTCTCAGACTGGAATAATTAACAGATAAAATTTCATTGTAAATTTTCTTAAAGTCTACGTCTTCTGCAAACTTTGGAGCCATTGTTTCTAATAACTCAGTTCTATTATTAATAGAATTGGTAGGCAGTACAGCTTTTTCTTTTGCTCTCAACGCATTTTCTTTTTCAAGTATGGCTGCATTAATTGTTTGTATGTATTGTTCTAATGCTTCCTTTCTTGCTTTGTCTGAACCTTTTCTATTAATCTCTTTATTAGCGGCTATAGCACTTTGTTGAAGTTCTTTCAGTTCTTTTCTTGCGACTCCATTTTTATCATTTTGAACATACGGCGTAACATCTTTTCTATAGTTTTGTACATTCATTGCTCCTGGTCCGGTTGTTCCTCGATCTGTCCATATCACTGGAAAACTAGGCAAACTATAACTTTGATTAAACTGTAGATCTACTTTAATAATGTCTGTACTCAAGCCTGTGTAGTTATGATAATATACTTTTCGCAGTAATCCTTCTTGAATATAATATGTCAGCTTGCTAATAACTTTGTCTTTGCTTGATTGTCTATTCAATAAATCGAGTTCGTCGGGATACTGATACATGTTTGGTTGATCAGCCAAGAATATTAAAAAAACATGTTTAACTGCGTAACGTCCTCGAATATAGTCAAAGTTTTTATTAACAGTATAGGTTTCAATTCTAAAAAATTGATATGGTTTACCCATGTTATCTTCAATGATTTTTTTATTAGCTTCACTGCTGCCGCTGGCGCCCTGTGGTTGTCCTTGAGTTTTACCAGGCAATAAATCAGAGACTTCTTTAGTACTCATTAATACTCGATTAATCCACGAAATAATAGTTGTACCTGGGCGAGCAGTGATGTCCCATTTTTGTTTACCAAAAAAGCTAAATGATTCTTTTATCGCCGGATCTGCTTTACCCTTACTGGTAAATGTAAATTTTTCTATGTCCGGTTGCACAAGGAAATGATATTCGTCATGAAAAGGATCAGTTTCTGCAGGATGGGCGCCGCCACCGTTACCTCCTGTACCTGCTTTTTGTCTTGCTTCTGCGTATCTGAATTCTTTGTTTTCTAATTCGATGCTAAGTTGTTCGAAGAAGTCTTTGACATTTTCTGCTTTGATTTTTGTAGTGTCTTTGATTGGTTGTACTAGATCGGTTTGACTGTGATGATTTGCATGAATAAACTTTAGTACATATTCACTGCCTTTTTCACTGACACTGCTTTTAACATCTGTGCTTATCAGCATAATCGGCCAAACATATTTAAAAGGACTGTCCATTCCAGTGTCGCTGATAAAATCTTCAGCAAGTATTTCTATCTCTAACAAGAATCTTGCATCCAAGTGATTGTCACAGCCTATTTCAAAGGCGGCTGCTCTTATGTAATCAAAGAATGTAAATCCCATGGGTTCGAAGATTTTTAAATCTCCGTAGCCATTGTATGCTACACTTGTTTGGAAGTTAGGACTTACTAAGTTATCCCAATTAATTTCCCCCATGACAAATCTACCAGTGGCCGCAGTTTCTGCAATAACTACTCCAACTCGTGGATCTAAATTGTTTATGTTTTGTGGATTAACTATAGTTAATCTTGAATAGTATGTATGTGCCATTAATTGTCGCCTAATTTCAATAAAGGATTTACTAATACACCAACATCCGACTTTGCTGGTCGAGGTCTTTTAGTACTACCTGGACCTGTTTTATTCTTTTCTTGTTCTCTTCTTTTGACTATATCATTAATAGCTGAATCGGGTGGCGCAGTTTCTGTCGCAGTAGCAGGTTTCCCGGGTCTATTTTTTTCAACTGTTGCTGTAGTGGTCAATAAGTTTCCGGAACCTTTTTCAAAACTAGCAATTCCTACGTCGTTTTTTGGATCAATAGGAACTCCGTTTTTTCTAACTTCGTAATGAACATGCGGTTGTTCATTGGCGCCAGTTGCTCCGCTATATCCCATTAATGAACCAGATGGTATTGTTTGACCAACTTTATAGCCGCCGGGATTGTTATCATCTAAGTGTCCAAACACATATTCTTTACTAGGATCATTGGGGTCTTTTACATATAATGCTTTGCCATATCCCAGTTTTCCAGTGTCAATTACCCTGGATACTTTTAAATCTTGATTAGCATATATCGGACTACCTACACCTGCTCGCAGATCAATGCCTTTGTGGTCCGAACTGCACGTCGGGCAAGGTGGTTTTCTTTTTCCAAAACCGGAAGTAATCACTGCCATTAGTTAACTCCTGCGAGTTTTTCTAACAATGCAGTATCTCTAGGAACTAAAACTGTTAGTCCGGCTGTAAAATCCCAAATGGGATCTTTTATCAAATCTGCATTGGCTAGTGCAATCATCCACCAATATCTACTAGACCCGTATTGTTGATAACTGAATAAATCTATTCGGTTTTCACATTCAGTGGGAACTATTACATAATCACCGCTGGAAGTTGACATTACTGGAAGTTTTGCAACATCCAAATAAAAACTTCGATAGCGGCTGTCCCGTAGATAACTTTTTGTATCGTACATGGTACCAGAAAAATTTACAACTGCCATGATTAAATATATCCTTTGCTGTTTAACTTACCAGAAGCAAAATCTTCTAAATTAAAAGTATTAACAGTTTTATATAAGTTCTGTTGCACCAATAATCCAATGCTTATTGTAAAAAACACAGGAAGATAAATTTCTGTGTTGCGTACTACTTCCGAAACTTCACCTTCGGGAATGGCATTTGTTGGTACATTATTTTTTCTAACAGATTCAATGTCTTTGTATATATCACTGCTTGGATCTATTTTGCCTTTGACATAATCTACATCTTCGGGAAATGTCATATTAAATTTACTTATGACCACAGGTATGTTATCAAATACTTGATTACCATAGGCAAAGAATCGTAGTATTCTGGGTGGTAGACCACGCAACGGATCAGTTCTACCATAATTCATTTTTGTATATGTACGCAAGAATCTCAGCGCATACGCACTTAAATTGAAATGTTCACTGGTATGGGCACTGAACTTACAAGTCATATTGATACTGGGATTTTCAGTTCTTCCATAGCCATATGTTTGATAGTTAGTGTGACTCATACCATAGCTATCGTATTTGACTTCTTGTCCGTATTCAATCTGAGGTGTATAAGGAAAATCTAACTTTTTTAGATTACCAACTGGATTTCTTGGTTGTAGATATACTGTACTCATATCATTATTTATAGTGAAATAATGTATAGTTTTAATGAAAAGACTTGACATCAGTAATAAAAATGTGTTATTATTAGTCTATGGCAACATCACAAGCAAACCCACTAGCAAAACAGTACTTGACCAACAAGGAATTGCTCAAAGAAATTCATTTAAGTAAAAATCAATATAGCAGTTATTCTAAACCAGAATACTCTGACTACGATTTAATTCTGCCTAGCGTAGATAAGATTAATATCAGAACTATTGCTGATGCTAAACGAACTAAGGCACTACGTCTTAGTCAACTAGCACTAGCGGAAGCTCAAACAATTAATCCAAAAGCTAAACTAGCAGAATTTGAAATTGATTATAAAAAAGTTCTTAAAATAGATGTAGTGTTTAGGATTATGACACACGATCATGTGCCTTTAGAACCTGGGCGCAAAAAGACTCCTAAGAACCGAGGTGATCATCACAGCAAATGTAACTTTCCTCCGTTCCAACATTTTAAATTCAGCACGGAAGATGGCGCTGGCAAAGATGATTTAATCTGTGTAGGCAAGAGTCACTGGAAAGGCGACATGGATACTGGAGAATTTTGCTTAGACGGTAGCATAACAAAAAAACTAGCCAAGAGTTACATGTTACTCTGCGAACGCTATAGTATGCGCTTTAACTGGCGTGGATACACTTACGTAGATGAAATGCGAAGTCAAGCATTGCTACAATTATCACAGATAGGACTACAATTCGATGAATCAAAATCGCAGAACCCTTTTGCGTATTATACTGCCGCTATTGACAACAGTTTCACTCGCATACTTAATATTGAAAAGAAAAACCAAATGATTCGAGACGACCTGTTAATTCAAACAGGCAGCAGTCCAAGTTTTACTAGACAGTTCGAACATGAAACAATGATGCGTGACGAGCGTGAACGTATCGCTAATCTTAAAACAGAGGATTTCTAATGACAGATATGTTTAAGAAGGCAGCAGTCTTCACTGACATTCATTTTGGCATGAGACAAAACAGCAAAGCCCACAACGATGATTGTATGGGTTTTGTTAAATGGTTCTGTGCCGAAGCAAAAAAGCAGGACTGTGACACAGCAATCTTCATGGGTGATTGGCATCATCATAGAGCTACTGTCAACGTCAGCACGTTGAACTACACAGTTGAAGCCGTGGATTATATCAGTAAACACTTTGAGCGTTTCTTTTTCATTGCCGGTAATCATGATTTATACTATCGTGAAAAACGTGACTTGACAAGTATTCCATTTATCAGAAATCAGAAAAACGTAGTTTTAGTAAATGATATTTACACAGAGGGAGACATTAGTCTTGTTCCATGGTTAGTGGGCGAAGAATGGACCGGCATGAAGCGATTACAAAGTCGTTATGTATTTGGACATTTCGAACTTCCTAACTTTAAAATGAATGCCAATGTTGCAATGCCGGATCATGGTGGATTAAATGGTGGACATTTTCCCAATCAAGAAAAAGTCTTTAGTGGACACTTTCATATGAGACAGCACAGTGGTAACGTTAGCTATATTGGCAATGCCTTTCCGCACAACTATGCAGATGCATGGGATGATGACAGAGGTATGATGGTTCTTGAGCATGGTGGACAGCCCAAGTATATTGCTTGGCCCGATGCTCCGAAATTTAAAACTATTGATCTTACAAGATTGATTGATGATCCTACAAAATACATGGACGCTAATTCATTCCTGCGTGTTACCTGCGATGCTGACATTAGTTTTGAAGAAGCAAACTTCTTAAAAGAAAGTTGGCAGGAAGAATATAAATTACGTGAGATTAGTTTGATTCCTGCCAAACGAGAAGAACATGCACAAGATTGGAGTGGCGATGTTCACTTCGAAAGTGTAGACCAAATTGTCGTACAACAACTTACAGCCATTGACAGTGAAGTTATAGATCGACAAACACTGATTGACATCTACAACGGACTTCATGTATAATACTAATTCATGATTAAATTAAAAAACTTAACAGTAAAAAACTTTCTTTCAGTGGGCAATGTGACCCAGGCACTAAAATTTGACCAGCATGGTCTTACTTTAGTTCTGGGTAATAATTTAGACCTTGGTGGTGATGGCAGTCGCAACGGCACTGGTAAAACTACCATTGTCAACGCACTGAGTTTTGTCTTATATGGCAATGCACTAACTAACATTCGTAAAGATAACTTAATTAACAAGACTAACAATAAACAAATGTTAGTTACCTGCGAGTTTGACTGTGAAGGACATAGTTATCGCATTGAACGTGGGCGTAAACCCAACGTACTTCGTTTTATTGTTGATGATAAAGAAGCTGACAGTCTTGAAACTGAAGAACAACAGGGCGAGAACAAAGAAACACAGGCAGATATTGAACGCATACTTGGCATGGGTCATGATATGTTCAAGCATATTGTTGCCCTTAACACTTACACAGAGCCGTTCCTTAGTTTAAAGACCAATGATCAAAGAGATATCATTGAACAGTTGTTGGGTATTACCCAACTCAGTGAAAAAGCAACCTTGCTTAAAGATTTAATAAAGAACACCAAAGATGCAGTCAAAGAAGAAGAATATAGAATCAAAGCCATCGGCGACGCTAATACTAAAATTAAAACGTCTATCGAAGATTTGGAACGTCGTAGTCGTTTATGGCAAACGAAACAGACGGACGATTTAGAAAAACTTGCAGCCAGTATCAATGAACTACTGAATATTGACATTGCCATTGAACTTGAAAATCACAAAGCTCTTGCGCTGTGGTCTGCCAATGAAAAAGAATTAAAACGACATAATAAAGATTTAGCTACACATCAAAGTGCTATCAAAATATTAAAAAATAATTTATCGAAATTGGAAAGTGCTAAAACTAAAGCAGAAGCACACCAATGTCATGCATGTGGTCAGGATATTCATGACAACAAGCAAGAAGAAATGATGTCAGAGATTGACGGTGCTGTTATTAGTCTTAAAGAAGACCTAGCTAAAGAGGAAACTGCATTAGCCAAAGTCACAGAAGACGTTGCCAGCTTGGGTAAGTTAGGCACAGCACCCACTGTTCGTTATAGTAACATTGATGATGCTGTTAATCATAAAAGTACATTAGAAACAGCACAGGATCAGTTTGAGCGCAGAGCATTGGACATTGATCCTTATATTGAACAAGCAGAGCATTTAAAAACCAGTGCTTTAGAAGATCTTAACTTTGACAGTATAAATGGATTGACAAAGTTAAATGAACATCAAGAGTTTTTGCTTAAACTGTTGACCAGTAAAGATAGTTTTATTCGTAAGCGTATTATTGAACAGAACTTGAGTTACTTGAATCACAGACTGGCACATTATCTTGAAAAATTAAGTTTACCGCATGAAGTAGAATTCCGCAGTGACTTGGAAGTAGATATTACACAGCTTGGACAAGAGTTTGACTTTGATAACTTGAGTCGAGGTGAGCGTAATAGACTTATTTTGGGTTTGTCATGGGCATTCCGAGATGTCTATGAAAGCCTAAATAGGCCAATCAATTTGTTGTTTATTGACGAAATGATTGACAGTGGTATGGACGCCAATGGTGTTGATAACAGTTTGGGTATTCTTAAAAAGATGGCTAGAGAAAATCGGAAGAATATCTTCTTGATCAGCCACCGAGATGAACTGGTCGGGCGTGTAAATAACATACTACAAGTAGTAAAAGAGAATGGCTTTACAACATTCAATACAGATGTAGAAATGGTAGAAGCATGATGACAATAGAATCAAAAGCACTGGCAGCTATTAAAAAAGCCTGCGAAAAAACAGACGACGAAATTATTAATGCCGAATCATGGACCGAATTAAATTTCGATAGCTTGCAGACTGTGGAATTAATCATGCAAATGGAAGATCTATTTGACATTACCATAGATGATGAAGATGCAGAAAAATTAAAAAATTACAACGATTTAATAGCTTTTATAAAAGGAAAAATAGAATGACAGAAGAAATCACAACTCCGGTAAATACACAAGAAGAACTTGTTCGACAATTTCAATTGTATATCGAAGAAAACGAAAAGTTCACGACTAAGAAAGTTAAAGCAGCCGCTGGTCGTGCTCGTAAGGCATTGCAAGAAGTTTCCAAACTTGTCAAGCAACGTCGTAAAGAAATCACTGAAGAGAAAGCGGCGTTGTCAGTTAAATAAAAACTGATGACATGGCTTTACCAAGGTGCTTTAATAGAAGAACTTCCTGAGGACTGTGTTGGTTTTGTTTATCTCATTACCAACACAGTCACAGGCCGCAAATACATAGGCAAAAAATTGGCAAAGTTTGCAAAGACAAATTATAAAGTTGTCAAGCAAAAAAATGGCATTAAAAAGAAAAAGAAGATTCGTTCAAAGGTCGATAGTGACTGGAGAGATTACTACGGGAGTAGTGATGAATTATCTAAAGACGTTACCACACTAGGCAAAGAAAATTTCACTCGTGAAGTTTTACACTACTGCACATCCAAGGCTCATACTTCATACTTAGAAGCAAAAGAACAATTCGATAGAAAAGTTCTTGAAACAACAGATTACTACAATGGCCAAATATCCGTTCGCGTCCACGGATCACATATCATAAACAGAATTTAAATCGGCAACAGCCCAAAGACACTACTGATAATGCCTGTACCGGCAAGTTAAACAAGGTACCCAATAACTGGACTCCGTGTCGCAGGGAAGGAACTTCTGAGCAGTAGCAGAGACATGATTGCCACTATCCTTAACAGGACGCAACACTGGGTTTGAAACGTGTTGGCAAATGTATTGTATGACCAAAAAGAGTAGGCTCTGCTGAGTCATTGCAACCTACATGAATCAATGTGTTTATCTATTGGCTATTTGATTTTGCGTTATATAGAAGAGCTACATAAAAAGGTACAGCGTAACCGCCTTTACTAGAGATAGTTGTAGTAGTAGATTACGATAATGGGCCTCCGACAGGATTTTTCCAATTTTTACTTTTCGTCCTTAACAGGGCGAAGTACGACTGCAAAACCTTGACAAGTATATATAAGAAGAACAATTGATAACAATGAACTACGTTAATAAAAAGAATTCTAAGATTTGTGTTTTACTGTAAGTAAAAGGTAAATCTTGTTGTTCTACGAACAACTTAAATTAATTCTTGTGTTAATGTATCTTTAGGTTTAATGCCTCGATCTAGGCTTATTTTATCTTTGAGTATTTTAAGGAATATCTTCTTCTCATCAAATGTAATATTCCATAGGTCGTTATAACTCTGCCCTGAGTATATAGCCAATGTTGCAATATCTTCTATTATGGCTTTTGATTCCTTGTCTAAAGAGTTTAAGAACTTTAGAATGTCTGGCCCAGACTTCAGGGATAAAAGCCTTATGCGAAAAAAGTTGTTGGATTAAGATCTAGGCTAGATTTAAATTCAGTGTTGCAATTTTTACAACTCACACTAAATTCTTTATCCACACCCATTGTACTGGTTGTCATTATGGATAATTCAATTTTTGAAAAATCATTTTTGCTGAGATCGTTGATCCAGTCTTTGATGTTTGCATTATCAGTTACAGCTAGTCCGTCTGGTAATAACACAGTGTCTATACAGCTACTGACAATTTCTATGTTTTTTTCAGTTAAAATTTGATAACTTCGTTGCATTAGATTTACTTTAGTTGCTTCGTCTGCATTATTTTGTTCTGCAAGTTGTATATTTCTAATCTGTTCAAACTGCACCCAATTTAAGTTTAATAAATTTTGCACAGTAACTGGTTTGATAAAAATTTTAATTCCATTATCTAATTCAACAGGCTCTAAATTTTCAACAGTTTTTATACTGCTGATAATTTGATTCAAATTTATACTTACGTCATTGGCAGTGTCGCAGGCCGTGCATTTACATGCTACATCTAAATTATCACCATACGTACAACGTTTGATACCAACTAACACAGCATCTAAGTCAATGGCCGGCATGGACATGGGATCAGTTATTGAAGGAACACAGCTATTAATCATTTGAGTTATTGCACTGCCGTTTAGTAAAGCATCTGCGTTTTTAAGCATTAGCTCATCTTTGGCGGTCAGTGGATAAATTGGGATCTCACCCATTTCGTTAAACTCTAAAGGTTTTTCTTTATAGAAATTGCCTTGGCTGGGCAACTTGATCCATATTCCAGGCTTTCTAAAATATTGTTTTAACGGGTTGATTTGATTTTCCATTTTTTCTCCAACTAAATAGTATATAAAGTAATTACTCTTTATTTATATACATATTTAATGGCAGATTCAATTAAAGTCTACGGAACAATAAATCAAGCGACCTCTGGCTTCGAGTTCTCTCTTGACGGCATGGCTAGTTACAGCCAAATGAAGAAGTTACTGGCAGTAACTGAATCTATGGCTAAAAAAATGGGAGCAGATGCCACTGGTCCTAGTAAAGAAGAAAAAGAAGAAGTAGAGTTACTTAAAGATAAAAACAAGCAAACTCAGCAGTCTATTGATCTTGAAGAAGAACAACAAAAAAGATCCAATGAACTTGATAAAAAGTTTAGAGATTTAAGCAGAACTTCATCCTTTCTTCAAGGTAATTTAAGTGCCGCTGGCACAGGATACACAACAGGTTTAACATTATTAACCACAGGAGTTGGTTCATTATTAGGTGCATTAAGTGGGTATGCTGACCAATTACAGCTAGGTTTACAGCGTGGCATCAGTGGCGGAGTAATGGACTTTGCTATTGCTGCCAAAACAGGCGGTGTTAGTATGGCGTCATTTTCCAAAGCATTGGAAGAAAGTGGCGGAGCCTTTGCCAGTCTCGGTGACGGAGCAACTAATGGTGCTAAGAATTTTGGTAACTTGATAGGTAGTGTTAGAACAGCCACAGCAAGTGTAGGCAACTTAGGATTAAGCAATGATCAACTGGCATTGCTTACGGCACAGCAGGTCAAGGTTGCTGTTTCACAGGGTTTTAAAGGCACTGCTGCTCAAAATGTCGTAATTAATAACACTCGCGCATTGGCTAAAGAATTAGATATACTGGCAAATCAAACAGGTAAGAGTGTTTTAGAAATGACTCAGGCTGCGATAAAATTAGCACAAGATCCATTGGTAAGTAGCTTTGTTAGAGATATTAAAGTAGGCGGAGCAGGCGCTGCCAAAGCATTGAATTCATATGCCGCAAACTTTAGTGCGCTATTTGGCAAAGAAGGCGATAAACTAGCACGTGATACTATTGGTCCTGCACTGTCCGGACTGCCAATGATTGTTAATGACACTGGTAAAAACCTAGCATTAGCCAGTCAAAGCACATACAATGAAATAGATAGGCTGGCACAAAAAGCTCGCAGTGGCGAAGCAATGACCGATGAAGATAGAAAACGTTTATCTGAAACAATTAAAAAAGAAGTTGCACAGCGTGGCCAAGAACTTCGATACATGTCTGAACTAGGTGGACCAATGGGCGAAAGTGCCAAACAGTTTCTGTCATTGGCGCAGGAAGTTGAAAACTATAATAGTGCCGCAGGCGAGCAACGTAGAAAAGAAGACAAAGCCGCACAAGAGTTTAATACTGCAATGAATCAGTTTAAAGCAAATGTACAAGCACTTGCAATACCATTTTTAAATTTAATTAATGGCATTGACTGGACAGTTTTCATTAACACTATCAGTGCATTTGCTTCGGGATTAGGCTTTGTATTACATTTACTTGATCCGATTGGTAAATTTTTAGGCATGGGTCCTGGCGGATTAATAGGTGCAATATTAGGCCTAGTAGCAGTTATAGCCATAGGAAAGACTGGCTATGGATTATTGAATAAATCAGTGACATCTATGGCAGCTACCTTTACAGAATCGGCTGCAAAAATTAAATTAGCTGCCGATCAGTTACGTAATTTAACAGGGGGTAAAAATCCAGTAAATTACAAACAAGGCGGCCCTGGAGGATTTACTGGCCCTACAACAATTGAAAACGCAACAGGAAAAATTGGCAAAGGCATGGCCCGAGCAGGTGTAGCTGGAGGTATTGGCGGTATGATGGGCGGCGGCTTGGGTCAAATGGGCGGCGAATATGCTACAGAGAAATTGGGTCAAGAAAAAAACTCAGGTGGTGCAATTGGTGGAACAACAGGTGCATTAGCCGGAGGCATTGCAGGCGCGGCAATTGCTGGAGGATTAACAGTTGGCACAGCCGGTCTAGGCGCATTTGTTGCACCTGCAATTATCACTGGCATGTCAGCACTGGGAGGTTTCCTGGGTAACGTTGTCGGTAATACAATTGGTGATTGGATGAGTGATGATTCGTCTAGCCTAGCCGAAACAGACATGGCAGCAGTGGATCAAAGTAATCAATATCAGCAGGCCAGTTTGAAACAAGGCCAGCAATTAAATGCCAAAATTGATGCGCTAAATGAAAATATGGGATATGGTAATAGTATAAATGCTAGGGGTGTAGCTGTAGCAGAAACAGGCAATAGACAAATAGCCAACTTACAATACGGCAATGCTTAATAAATACTACAACAGGATTAATAAACAATATGTCATGGCGTAAGCATTTTCAGATACCACAAACAGCAAACGAAGTAGCCAAATCACAGGCTGCTACAGGTAACCATCACGGCAGTAGTAGCAAGTTCAGCAGTTGGTTAAAAGACGTATACGCAGGCACACCAAATCGTGTTGAGCGTTATATGCAGTATGAAGTCATGGATCAGGACAGCGAAGTCAATGCCGCACTGGACACTGTAGCAGAATTCTGCACACAATTTGACTACGAAAGTAATATGCCTTTTAAAGTCGAACATTTTAATGAACCAACGGAAGCAGAAGTAAACGTATTAACCCGTAGTCTACGTCAGTGGAGTATGATCAATGACTGGAACAAGCGCATATGGCGAATGATGCGTAGTACAATCAAGTATGGCGATGGCTTTTTTATTCGTGATCCTGAAACATATGAATTGTTATATGTTGATGGTGCAGACGTTAGTAAAATTATTATTAATCAAAGCAAAGGCCGCGAAGTAGAACAATATATTATTAAAAATATTAGTATTAATATTGCTGACAAAGTAGCAACTAATCCATTAATTGCGGATCAAAACTATGGTCCAACACAGTTTAACAAAAGTGCGTTTACACAATTTGCCAGTGCCAATACAGGCAGTAACAGCAATACAAATAATACAGAAACGGCAGTGGATGCCAGTCATGTACTGCATTTGAGCCTCAGCGAAGGCATGGATACTAACTATCCATTTGGCACAAGTATATTAGAATCAGTGTACAAAGTGTTTCAACAGAAAAGTTTATTAGAAGACAGTATCATTATCTATCGGGTACAACGTGCCCCGGAACGTAGAGTATTTTACATTGACGTGGGTAATATGCCAGCTAACATGGCCATGTCATTTGTAGAACGTGTTAAGAATGAAATACATCAACGTCGTATGCCAAGTCGCACCGGCGGCGGTACTAGCATCATGGATGCCAGCTATAACCCATTAAGCATGTTAGAAGACTACTTCTTTGCACAGACCGCCGAAGGTCGTGGTAGTAAAGTTGAAGTATTACCAGGTGGTGATAACCTGGGTCAAATCGATGACTTGAAATATTTTACCAACAAATTAATGCGGGCAATGCGTATTCCCAGTAGCTATATGCCCACAGGGCCAGATGATGGCACAGCCACATACAATGATGGCAGAGTAGGCACAGCTTTTATTCAAGAGTATCGCTTTAACAAATATTGCCAACGTTTACAGAATCTGATTATTAATCCTTTGGACAAAGAATTTAAAATGTTCTTGAAACACAAAGGTATTGAACTAGATTCCAGTACATTTAAATTAAGTTTCTTACCTCCACAGAGCTTTAGTGAGTATCGTGACATTGAAGTTAACAATGCAAGAGCCGCAGTATTCGGACAACTTGCAGAAGTACAATACATTAGCAGACGTTTTGCACTAAAGAAATATCTAGGCTTGACCGAAGAAGAAATTGTGGAAAACGAAGTAAAATGGTTGGAAGAAAATCCAGAAGCTGGAGAAGGACTGACACCTCCAGGTAATGCTGCCATGGCAGCTGGAGATTTAACTGGACTAGGAGTAACTCGTCCAACAGAAGATGACTTTGGACAAATAGATCAATTAGGACAAGAGGTTCAAGCTGAACCAGGAGCAGAAGCCGCAGGTCAAGTCAGTCCGTTAGGCGGAGCGCCAGCACCGACATTAGGCGGAGCACCTCCAGCACCAGGAGCAACTCGATGAAATTATTTGAAATAAAACACGAAGATGGCATTGTTGATCCATCTAAAAACGAACTCGAAACTAGTAAAAAAACAGATACTAGACGTCCTAGACTAACACTAGAACACTTGGGAAAACTACGAAAAATGCGTGAAATTCGTAAACTTGAAATAGAATCTAGAAAAGACCTTTTCAAGAAGATCTACGCAAGACCTCCAGCAATGGAATAAATCTACTATACTTACTCTGAGTTTCTTTTAGAAAACTGGGTTTTTAACTCTGTTTTAGTGCTATTCTTGTAATCTTTCTTAAATATATTACAGACTAAATTACTTTGGCCAAAAGGAGAAACACAATGTCTAAACATACATTAGAGCAGGTATTAGAAGCCCTTATCAACAAGGAAGATGATCGTGCAAGCGAATTGCTACATCAGTTTTTTGTTCAAAAAGGAAAGTCAATTTATGAAGAACTTAGTTCTTTTGACGAACAACTAGAAGAAGATGAAGAAGCAGATCTTGAAGAAGGTATTGGCGGTTCACCTGCCCATGACTTCGAAGAGGAAATCATTGCTGACGAATCTGATCTAGAAGACGAAAAATTATTCAGCGAAGCAGACGAAGAAGGTGAAGATCCTATGTCTGCTGAAGAGCCAACAGAGCCAGAAGCAACTGCTGACTTGGCCATGGGCGGCGACATGCCGGCTGAAGAGCCAGCACCAGAAGGCGAATTGCTACAAAAAGCAGACGACGCTATCGACGAATTAAAAGCAATCTTTGCTGAAATTATGGGCGCACAAGGTGGTGACATGCCAACTGATGAACCTGCAATGGATGACATGCCAGCTGAAGAGCCAACAAAAGAAAGCTTCCGTGCTTTCGGTGAAGCAGTTGCAATGAAAGCTGTTAGTGCTCCGACTCCAGGCGATAATGGTGCAAACACACGTAGCCCAGTGAGTTCTGGTAGTAAAATCAGTGCCAATGGCGCAAGCGCAGTTAAAGTTAACAGTGGTAATGTAGCTGGTGGTAAAGCTGATTCTGCTAAAGAAGACGACGCTGGCAATGTAAATAAAGTTGGCAATGCCAAAGCTCCTGCACTTAGAGGTGTTGCAGTTCCTAAAATGAACAGCGATACAGCTGCCAACAAAACTAGTCCTGTAGCGAAATAATAAGATGGCCTTACCATTAGTAGAAGCTCTTACATACGACCAAGCCGGTATCCGCACTCAACTTGTGGAAAACCAGAGTGGCGGCAAAGATCTCTACATGGAAGGCATTTTCATCCAAGGCGGTGTTAAAAATCAAAACCAAAGAGTTTACCCCGTAAATGAAATCGCTAAGGCATGTAGTAACATTGCTGAAAAAATTAAAAATGGTTATAGTGTGTTAGGCGAAGCCGATCACCCAGATGACCTGCAAGTTAACTTAGACCGTGTCAGTCACATGATTACAAACATGTACATGACTGAAAACAACGGTATAGGTAAGCTAAAAATTCTACCAACCCCAATGGGTAACATTGTAAAAACTCTTTTAGAGTCTGGTGTTAAACTTGGCGTGAGTAGCAGAGGATCAGGTAACGTCAACGAATCTGGTGGCGTTACTGATTTTGAAATTGTCACGGTAGACATCGTGGCACAACCTAGTGCTCCGGCAGCATATCCCAAAGCAATATATGAGCGTGTAATGCACGATCGTAGACGCCACGCCTTAATGGACGTTGCAAGTGCAGTAAGACATGATGCAAGAGCGCAAAGATACCTCCAGGAAGAGGTTCTTAGGTTCATCACCAACTTGAACAAGTAAGGGGAACAAGATGAGCACATTAAAAGAACTATTCGGCGCTGAGGTTTTATCTGAGGAAGTAACAAGCCAACTACAAGAAGCTTGGGACTCTAAAGTTAAGCAACTACATGAAGAAGTGGAATCAAATCTACGTGAAGAATTTAGTCAGAGATACGAATCTGACAAAGGTCTAATCGTTGAAGCCGCTGACAAAATGATTACAGAAGCAATTCGCAGAGAAATCGCAGAATTCGCTGTAGACAAGCGTGAAGTTGTTGAAGCAAAAGTTGCATACAAAAAGCAAATTCGTGAACATGCCCAAATGTTAAACAAGTTTGTCATGGAACAGATGGCTAAAGAGATCAAAGAACTCAGAGAAGATCGTAACACACAAAAAGTAAACTTCGAGAAATTAGAAGAATTTGCTTTGCGTAAGTTGAGCTCAGAGCTAAAAGAACTAAAAGAAGATGAAGACAAACTAGTGCAAGCTAGAGTCAACTTAGTAACAGAAGGTAAAAAAGTTATCGCTGAAGCTAAAGTTAAATTCATCAAAGAAGCAGCTACAAAAGCTGAAAAATTACTAAGCGAAAGTCTACGTAGCGAGATCACTCAATTACGTGAAGACATTCAAATTAGTCGTGAAAACGCTTTCGGTCGTAAGATCATGGAAGCATTTGCAGGTGAGTTCATGGCCAGCGGTTTTGCCGATGGTACACAGGTCAAGAAGTTAGGTGATCAAATCGCTACTTTGACTGCACGTTTAGATGAAACAGCTAAAACTGTTACAGCTAAAGATGCTGAACTAACACAAGCACAAAAGAAAATTCGCATTGCAGAAGACGCAGTAAAACGCCAATCTATTATGCAAGAATTGGTAGCACCACTTGGTAAAGAAAAACGTGGCATTATGGAAGATTTGCTAAAAACAACATCTACAGAATCTTTACGTGAGTCATATAACAAGTATCTACCAGCCGTTCTTAACGAAACAGCCTCTGCTACAAAAGCAAAAACTGTAATTAGTGAGAGCGCCACATCGCAGACGACTGCGATGACTGGCAACAAAACTTCTAGTGAAGAATCTGCAGGCGCAGATATTATATCACTACGTAAGCTCGCCGGAATTGGAAAAATTTAAGGAGACTATCATGTCTGAAAAACTTTTCGAAGCCCAGAACTGGACTGCAACAAAAGACGTTCTACTAGAAGGCTTAAATGGCAATAAAAAAGCCGTTATGGAAACCGTGTTAGAAAACACAAAGAAAAACATCATGGAATCTGCTAGCGCAGGTGCCACACAAGCTGGTAACGTGGCTGTGTTAAACAAGGTAATTTTGCCTGTTATCCGTCGTGTTATGCCAACCGTTATCGCTAACGAAATCGTTGGTGTTCAACCTATGACTGGTCCAGTTGGACAGATCCATACATTGCGTGTACGTTATGCTCAAACAGCTAATGGCGCAACTGCTGGTTCTGAAGCACTAAGCCCATTCGATATCGCTACAGCATACTCTGGTGCTAGTTCTGGTAAAGCAGAAGCTACAAGTACTTTAGAAGGTACACCAGGTAACAAGTTAAGCATTCAAGTATTGAAGCAAACTGTTGAAGCTAAAACACGTAAGATGTCTGCTCGTTGGACATTCGAAGCCGCGCAAGATGCACAAGCAATGCACGGTTTGGATGTTGAAGCAGAAATTATGGCTGCTTTGGCTCAAGAAATCACAGCTGAAATTGACCAAGAATTGTTAGCAAGTCTAGCAACATTGGCTGGAACAGCTACACACACGTTTGATCAAACTAGTGGTTCATTCACTGGTACTGCTACTTATGTTGGTGACCAACACGCTGTATTGGCAATCATGATCAATGATGTTGCTAACCGTATTGCTCAGCGTACACGTCGTGGTGCTGGTAACTTCGTAGTTGTTAGCCCAACAGCTTTAACAATTCTACAAAGTGCTACTACAAGTGCATTTGCACGTACAACAGAAGGTACATTCGAAGCTCCAACAAACACAAAGTTTGCTGGTACATTGAACAGTTCTGTTAAAGTTTACGTCAACAGCTATGCTTCAGCTACTGCTCCATTGTTAGTTGGTTATAAAGGCCCTAACGAAATGGACGCTGCCGCATTCTATTGCCCATACATTCCATTGATGAGTTCTGGTGTTGTATTAGATCCATCAACAATGGAACCAGTAGTTAGCTTCATGACACGTTATGGTTATGTTGAGTTAACAAACACAGCATCATCTCTTGGTAATGCTGCCGACTACCTAGGTAAAATTGCTATTGGTGACGTTAAGTACATGTAATTCGAAAGAATTATTTCGTAATAAAAAGGACTCTTCGGGGTCCTTTTTTATTTTGGCTAAATATTATTATGGCAATTAACATATCCCACCCAACCAATACAATCGACGGACAGGATGTATTGAATCTCAAGTCCGGCAACAGTTCTAATATTGAACTGACACCCGATTCAGGTACCGTAAACGTTAATGGTGACATTAACATCACTGGTAACTTTAGGGTACAAGGTACAACTACCACAGTTAATAGCACTACAACTTCTATTGTAGATCCTATCATTGTACTGGGCACAGACGATGATGGAAATCCAGCAAATGCCAATGACGGTAAAGACCGAGGTGTTTCTTTCTTTTATAATGATGGTTCGACTAAAACGGGCTTCTTTGGTTTTGATGCTAGTAACAACGATTTTAGATTTATTCCCAATGCAACCATTACCAGTGAAATAGTAACTGGCTCAAACGGCACAATCACAATCAATTTATTAAATGCTGAGTCAGTGGATACTACTATATTAGACGCAGGTGATTTAAACATAACAACAAATGTTGTTAGTTCTAGTATCAGTGGCAACATTGTTTTAGATCCAGGCACTGATAGCATTGATGTTAGTAACAGCAATATTATTAACTTATTAGATCCGACATTGGATCAACACGCCGCTACTAAGAAATATGTAGATGACGCTGCCAGTGCTATCAGCATTTTAAATATTGCCGGAGATTTTGGCACAGGCACAGTTAATTTAGATCTAGGCACGTTTACATTAAACGGCACAATATATCAGATTGAAACTACAGTAAGCAACGATGTAATCACATTTAGTTTACCTACTGTACTTATTGCCCCAGGTAGTTTAGAAGTAACAACGAATTTAACAGTTAATAATAATACAACAACTACAACGTTAGATGCTGGCAATTTAAATATTACCACAAATGTAATCAGTTCAGATGTCAGTGGCGATATTGTTATTGACAGTGGTGCTGACAGCATAGAATTAATTGGTGATACTAACGTCACTGGCAATTTATCAGTAAGTGCTGACGCAGTCATTTATGGTAATTTAACAGTACAAGGTACTACAACAAGTATCAATACAATAGACACTGAAATTACAGATAATATTTTAGTATTAAATCAAGGTGAAGCAGGCGCCGGCGTAAGCAAAGGAACGAGTGGTATTGAAATAGCACGTGGTTCATTGTTTAACGCAACTTGGAAATGGAATGAAGCAACAGATCGTTGGGAAGCCAAAGAAGGCACTAGTTTAACATCGATAGCGGTGTCAGAAATCAATGCCGGTAATGTAAATATAGCAAACAATACTATTGTTCCAACAGATACCAATGGTGATTTGAATTTAAATTCAAATGGCACTGGACAAGTATTAATCAATGGTAGACAAGTGGCAACTGATACAGATGCCCTAATGTACGCAATAGTATTCGGAGGATAAAATGGCAACTTTTAAAAACGCAACGGTAGCAATACCAGATACAAATACAAATTACTCAACATTGTATACTGCTACCAGCACGACTGTAATTCACACAGTTTATATTAGTAATAACAGCGTGGGTGCAAACGCAGATGTTATACTCGAAGTAGTTGACGACAGCGCAACTATTAATATCCCTATTTTGGATAAAGTTCCATTACGAGCAAACACAACATTGGTATTAGAAAAACCAATTAATTTAGAAGCTAACGACAGTCTTAGAATGAAAAGTTCTACCGGTTGTCCTATAACAGCATTTGCAAGTGTAATGGAAGTTTAATGTTTAAAACAGTCAATGAAGAAGTTAAATTATTTCGTTTAAGTATCTGTAAAGATTGTACAGACTTTAACAAATCATTTAAAACCTGCAAGCAATGCGGATGCTATATGCCAGCAAAAGCAATGTTTGCTGTTTCCTCTTGCCCCAGAGAAAAATGGACAGTAAACACTCCAGGCAAAGATTTAATAAATACAATAGATGAAATGATTTTAGAATCGTGGGATAAACAATAATGGCATACATAGGTATAACGTCAGTAGCAGACAGCGAACAGTTGAGTCCAAATTACATTGGATTTCAACCTACTTTCCAACGTCCTGAAAGTGCGTTTGTAGTAGATACATTTACTGCGGATGGCAGTCAAACAGTATTTCCTTTAAGTAATCCCAAGCCAACAACAAGTAGGGCAGTATTGGTCAGCGTGGCTGGCTATTCTTTAGTTCCTATCATAGACTACGATCTTGATCAATACGGAAATTTAGAGTTTGTCACAGCTCCTGGCAGCGGCAATGCTATTACAGTACACCATTTAATATTTCCAAAGAATGAAGCAACAACTGGTATTCGCAAGTTAGATGACATCAGCAATGGCTTTAATGGAATAGATACAAGATTTACATTGACTGCCAATGGTGTAGCAGCCAATATTTTAGGCGCAAATGTATTGGTCATCAGCGTCAACGGAGTTATACAAGAGCCCGGCGAAGCATACATATTAGACGGTGATGACATTATATTCAGTGAAGCACCTCCTACTATCAGTAGTTTTTATGGCATTGATGTAGGCACAACTGGAATAGGTACTCCAGGCGATGGTACTATTAGTTCAAGCAAATTTATAACAGACAACACAGCAAGCACAGGTAAAGTACTAGGTGTAAACAGTTCAGGCGAACTAAGCTGGGTAACAGTGGGCGGCGGAGTTGGCGCCACAGATTTAGATGGACTCAGCGACGTTAGTCTAGTACTGCCAATGTCCGGACAAGTATTGAGATTTAATGGCAGTAACTTTGTCAATGCTAGATTAAATTACAATGACCTGCAAGGTCCTCCAAGTTTAGCCGCTGTGGCAACTTCAGGTAGTTACAATGATTTAACAAATACACCATCATACCCCACAGACTTAAACGGGTTCACAGACAGTCAAGGATTATTATTCGACGGTGACTATGCCAGTTTAACCAACTTGCCAAACATTCCAGATCATCTCACAGATTTAATGGACATTGATGTTGCTAATTTAACTTACAATCAAGTCTTAGTCTATGACGGCAATGCTTGGATCAATGACAGTTTACAGTTAACAGATTTAAGTATTGTAGATGGAACAGCGGGACAGGTATTGACCACAGACGGACAAGGCAGCTTTACGTTTACAACAGTAAGTGGCGGCAGCGGTAGTTTCAGTGGTAGTTATAACGACTTAACAAATAAGCCAACTATACCCAGTGATGTCAGTGATTTAACAGATACTACTAATTTATTGTTTAGTGGTAGTTATACAGATTTAACAAGTAAGCCAACTATACCAACCAAAGTCAGTGACCTTACAAATGACGCAGGATACGTAACGAGCGCAAGCGGTGCAGTTCCAGCATGGACCAGTGCTGGTGCAATCACACTCACAGCAACCACAACCAATCCCACAAAAGGTACAGTAACAACGGACGATATCAGTTATCGTCAACTGGGTACAAAACAGTGGGAAGTGGTAATGACTTACATACAAAGTTCAGTCTCAGGCGGCATTAACACCGGCTCGGGGGATTATTTGGTCACATTGCCCAATGGTCTAAGTTTTGATACCACATTACCAAGCCAACCAATTTATACCAGTGGTGTTGCGACCAGTACCTTTGCACACCTGCCCTATGTAATTCCCAACTGCAACGGCACTATCACCAACAACACTGTAGGCGGACAAATATTTCCAATGGTATATAATGCCACCAAGTTCCGTATACTGACACTCACATACGGCAGTGGAATACAATGTTGGGGTAGTGGGTTTTATAGTGTTGGGGGAGATCTACCTAGGATACAATTAACATTTAGGTTCACATCCACATAATAAAGGAATATAATATGGCAAATTCAGTTATAGTTCAAAATGGTGTAAGAATAACCAACGGTGTTATTATTCGCAATGGCACGGGCACTCCTCCAGTTACATTTAACATCGTCACTGAAGACGTATTAGACAACATTTTAACAGAAGACGGCGACGAACTAATCACTGAATAAACTCTGTCCATTCAATTTGGAATAAATAATGATATGGACACATTTTACAAACTTCACGGAACTACAGTTGACAAGTTCAAAATTGGACTTAAAAATCAACGCATAGTCTTAACAGGACAAACAACCACAGGATCTACTGCTACTTTGTTAGACAGAGACAGTCAAAATTATACCGCAGAATCCTCGGTATTTTTTACGGCTTATATTATTGGACAAGGCACTGATAGTGCTGCCTACGAAATAAAAGGCTGTTATATCAGCGGTGTCAGCGGTGTCAGTGGCTATGTAGTTAATACATTTGTAGATACCAACAGTTTTACCTCGCCCGCTATTACATTTAGTAGTAACGGCAATTTAACAGTCACAGTTACTGGTCTAGCCAGCGATACGATTAATTGGACTGCTACTATAGATTTTGTAACAGTATAAGGAAAAAGAAATGGCAACAAAGAAAATAAGTGAATTTACAACACTGGGATCGTTGTCAGACACAGATATCCTTCCAGTAGTCAACGCAGGATCTAATAAAAAGATAACCGGCGCTACTCTTAAAACATACGCACAAAGTGGATTGACTATTCCCACTGACGTCAGCGACTTAACTGATACTACTAGTTTATTAGGTGGTGGAGTTGGCACTTTAGATTCAGTAACTGACACTGGTTCAACCACTACCAACGGCATAACAGTTGGTTCAGTAACACTGACAAACGGTGCAGTGATAAAAGATACCGCGGGTGATGCAGTGGCATTTGGTCAAGGTGCCGGAACAACCTCACAAGGTGCAAATTCTGTGGCCGTTGGCGCCGGTGCTGGCTCGAATAATCAAGGCTACGGAGGAGTGGCCGTTGGCAAAGGTGCTGGAGCAACAGGTCAAGGTATCGACGCCACAGCCATTGGCACCGATGCTGGTGCTACAGATCAAGGTGGCGACGCAGTGGCTGTTGGTGAAAGTGCTGGTTACACCACTCAAGGCGGTGGAGCAGTGGCCGTTGGCAACTATGCTGGTTACAACACACAAGGCACCTCGGCTGTGGCCATTGGCACCGATGCTGGCGAAACCAATCAAGGTGCAAATGCTATTGCCATTGGCGAGCAGGCCGGCGAAACCACACAAGGTGCAAATGCTATTGCCATTGGTAAAGATGCTGGCTCAAATAGTCAAGGTAGAGACGCAGTGGCCATCGGGTGGGACGCTGGAAAAACCTCACAAGGTGACAATGCAGTGGCCATGGGCCGCTTGTCCGGCTACAACTCACAAGGCGCCATGGCCGTGGCCATTGGCGAGCAGGCTGGTTTGACCGATCAAGGTCAAAACGCAGTGGCCATTGGCAGGGATGCTGGCAACACCACTCAAGGCACATCCGCAGTGGCCATCGGGTTTCTAGCTGGTTATACCAATCAAGCTGCCAACACAATCATATTAAATGCCACTGACTCAGTAGTCAACGGCGTTGAGGCTCAAACCAGCAGTTTCTATGTGGCACCGATTAGAACTGATGCCACACCTGCCAATGTATTATATTATAACACAACTACCAAAGAAGTAACTTATGGTGCTGGTGGCGGAGGCAGTGTTTCCAGTTTGGTCAACGGTGACAATGAACTTGCGCTCGGCGCAGATGGCACATTAACATTGCCCTCAGGTGGTACTATCACAGAAGGTGGCGGACTCAGTGGTGCTATTCGACTTACACCTGCTGGTGGAGCCAACGCTAACCAAGCATTGGTAATTTACCCAACCGTCAACCCCGATGGTGATCACTTACACTTGACCGCAGGCGGCGGCACTACTGAACTGTATCTAGGCAATGATAATCAGTATGTCAAGGTGGGCAAAGGTGCACCATATAACGGCACGATTGTTATTGCTACCACCGGATGGCCAGACGCAGTGTTTGACATAAGTAGTTCTGGCGACTGGCTCGGAGAATCTCTCAGCAACTTGGCCACAACTGGCGGCACAGGCACCGGATTAACTGTGACAGTGACTCAGGTTGCTGGTGTTGCCACTGCCATTGCTATTGTATCGGGTCTAATGGAAGGATAC